TCAGTTAGGCGAATGATCCCGGACGCTGAACCGGACCACACCCCACACCTCGAACGTATCCCCCTCCATGATGTACCACGATGGGTACTTTGGGTTCTCCGACCGCAGGACCAGCACACCGTGCTCACGGCACATGCGCTTGCAGGTCGGCTCGCCGTTCACCGCCGCGATCACGATGTCGCCGTGCTTGGCCTCGACGCTTCGATCAACGACCAGAAGGTCGCCGGAGTACATGCCGATACCCTGCATGCTCTCGCCCTCGATCTTGACCAGGTAGGTCCAGGGCGCACGGATTTGCATCAGTTCGTCCAGGCTGAGCTGGGGCATGTCGTCGATTTCGAAGTCAAGGGCGGTGTTCATTGGCGGGGCCTCCATACTGTATGAATGAACAGTATGGTAGTGGCCTGCAATGGGGCGAGCAACTGCCGATAAGCGGGCTGCGCTAGTGCGTAGGGGGTAGTTTGTTGCCCATCAGCTTGGAAACGGTGCGAAGCTGATAGTCAGAAACCGCCTGGGCCAAGGACTCGGAATGGAGCCGCAGTCGCTCTACTTCCTCGGCCGGCGCGCCATAGTCCCTGGCCTCCCAATACCGCTTGAGAGCTTCCATCGACTGCTCAATCAGTGGTTCGCCCGCTTCGACAGCATCGGCAAATTCATCCTTGTCCATCGGGGATACCCTTGTTTGGTCAGGGCATTATAGGACGTCTCGAACATCTGTCCTGCTATTCGGGCTAGGTCATAAGCTTTCGCCAGCTTTCCCGCTCGAGCGTCAGCCCATGCACTAAGGCCCTAGAGCTCCATGGCGACTCGAGTGATCATCTGGTCAAGGGAATGGCGGCGTTACCCAAAGCGGACCAACAGGCGGCCAGCGCATGGCCGAAACCGCCTCTCGAGAGCGGAGTCCAGTTGCCCACCGCTCGTTGGACAGGGCATAGTTAGGGCTCTTATGGAAGGAGGATGTATGTCAAAGAGTGAAATAGACCATCAGGTATCTGAGGCACAGTACTGGTTCAGCGTTGAGTTCAAGAGTCATGAGGGACTATCAGATCGGCTCAAGGTGTCCATATGCCGTGAGATAGTTAAATGCGGCAGAGGCTCCCCTCGCTTGGAAATTAAGATTGCGCTGCTTACCCTCGTACTTGCCGGCGAGGTAAGCAACCCCCTTTCATTCAGTGCGACAGATATTGAGAACGCGCTTTGGCTCGTTCGTGATAGCAGATTAGGATTCACTCCCCAGGCCCCGATCAGCCAAAAATAAGTGATCAAAGGAGCTGCGGATGAAAGACTGCAGCTCCTAGCACCTCAAAGATAAACGTGACGGGTTACGCAGGAATTGTATGAGCTTTCAAGGCTCAGTGACCCAAACTGCCCTGCCCAGCTCTGACAGCCAATACGGAACCAGTACGCAGCAAGAAAGCGTTCTAAAACTCAGCGCCATGCATTTTTGATGGTCTAGAACAATGGTTTCGAGACTTTGCAAAGAGCTGCGTATTGATCGGCTATCACCCCCGCTTAAAAAAAGCTGGCCAAGCTGTGGCGCCTCCCAGTTCATGATTACTAACTCCCCTGTCACGTCGGCCTGCCCCTTTGCGCTGATTGGCTGTGGTATAGCGAATGTTGGTACTTTCAATATGGAAGCCAGCGAAGGCCTCACGTATGTCCGGATGGTCATTGATGCTCACCATCACCATGCCCTTGCAGCTGCGCATGAATGCGGCCATGCGCCCGCACTCCTCGAACGGGAAGTCGTCGCCGTAGCCTGCGGTCTGTCAGTGCGGCGCATCTATGTAGAAGAACGTTTGCGCGGCGTGCTGGATGTCCGTGAGCGTCTGGGGCCGAGTTGTCTTCTGCTACTTGAAGATCTGCCGGGCGCTGCGCGCACGCTTGAGTTGGCGGATGATTCTTCGAGGTTGTTCTGGACGACGCGTTAGAGCATCACCCGATCACCTTGAGCTCCTCGATCAGCGCCGGTTGCGACCGCATGAAGAAGAGCGCTGCGCCGCCGGCAAAAACCTCGACGCAGCTCTGATGAGGAGGAAACAGTCGGATGAGCTTGGCGGCCAGGCAGCGTATGCTGTCTATCGAATGAGCGCTTGAATTGGTCATATCCGACCTACACTGGCTATGACCCAACCGATCGGCGCTCTGAGTGCTCGAAAACTGGTTAGTGAGTATAGTGATATTGTGCGGGCACCAAGCATTTCGGCTAGGTACATCATTTAAATAGCAGTTATGGTGGGTCCAACGTTACCGAGCTAGGATTGTGAATATGTTTCCAACACATCAATGAATAAATCCAAATATCTCCATCAGGCAGATTAAAAATTCGACCACCACACTAATAGCCAAAACCCCAAAAGAACCGCGCACCAACAAAAATTTAACAAATGGCATCGAAAAATTATGGAAGAAATATACAAAATACTTATAGCAGCCGCAGTAGGCTTCGCCCTCTCACCGTTGAGCGAATTGCTAAAAAGGAAAATAGAAACTAAACAAAGCAAAAATCGCCTTATAGAAAAGCTAGAGCAATCCTTGGACATTATCGACCCTGCCATAATTGGACTCAATAATTCCGCACTGGCACACGAGCAAAACATATACAATCAGTCGTACGCAGAAAAACAATTTCGCATTCCTTTCTTACGACTCCCTAAAATTGACGAAGAATTTGAAAAGAGCTATCAGTCTCTTTCAAAAAAACAGCGGACATCCATATCCATTGTTTTGCAAGGCGTACACTACGCCGAAGATTCAATAAAAAACCTCATAAATCTCACAGTTGACTTTAGCAACCTCCAAAACGAATATAATAGAGAACCTAGCCCAGAAAATACAAGCAGGTTGAAGCACAGCTATGCGCAAATATTACAAAAAGAAAAATCTCTAATTAACATACTTATCTCGATCCGTCATAACCTAAAGATCTCTATATCAGACAAGCAATCATCCCTCACAGATTCAGAGGTAGTATTAAGTACATCAGAAGAACTTGGCGTTTTAATAAAACTCTCATGGTGGCCTCACCTAGATAGTAAAAAGCCGAAGGTAAATTCTGAAACCTAGCAAGAAGCCTACTCCTACTGTAAGCATTTGATTAAGCCCAGCACTATCAATTACATATGTATAGTTAGAAGTACCTCTTGCACACTGGGGCATATAGCGTCTTACTAAGCACAGTCCCGATGAGCATCCCTAGCCTGCACGTACATCGCGCAACCTAGACTTACAGCGGCGGGTTACTGTTGATTAGCGCAGTGTAGGAAGCTTCACAGGCTAGGCCGGCTATTCGAGAGCGGTCATACGCTTTCGCCAGATCTCCCGCTCGAGCATCAGCCCGTGCGAGCAGGTCGGAGAGCACCATGGCGGCGCGGGTGGCTGCCTGGCCTCGGGCGACAGCGGCGGTATCCGTGCCGGGGCAACTGACGGCGGCGGCGAGCTTGGCGCCGTCGTCGCGCAACCGCTGGCCAGCAGCATCGGCGCCAGCAGCGTCAGCATCAGCCGCCTGGTGTTGTTCATATGCATGGGCTCTCGCCTCCTCCTGCGCCTGGGCGCGTTGATGCTCCTGCTGACGAGCGCCGCGCTCGCCGATCACCTCCGCAAGACGGTCGCCGCTATCGCGCTTGGCCAATGCCTGACCGGCCTTCGCCTGCTCTACACTCCGGCCATGCTCGTAGGCACCCCAGTGGCTGGCCACCAGGACCATGGCAACCGCCAAGCCAACCCAGGCGCTCATGCCAGGGCCCGCCTGATGCCCTCATCGATCAGCGTCGACGGATACGGGTTGGTGCCGTTCTCGTGCACGATGATGCCAACCACCAGCTCGCGCAGGATCTGCGGTCTGGAGATGTCGATCGATTCGCGCACGCCGACGCCCAGTCGCTTGGCGATGGCTTGCGCGTAGGCATTGGTGTCGTTCTCACTCGCCGGCGCCCAGCGGTTGATAAACTCCAGCGGGGTGTCGATACCAGGCCGGCCAACACCGGGCATCCCATCCTTGCCCCGGTAGTTGAGCAGCAACTTGCCCAAAGCGCGGATGCCGTTCTCTGGATGGTCAAAGCGCGCAAAGCGAGGCTTGGCCACGCCCACCTCAAGACCCAGCTGCCCCTGCCAGGCGTTGCGCGGGTTGTAATCGATGTTCCCTGGGTTATTGTTGCGGACACCGCGAGGTGTGGTCATAGGTTTTCTCCGGACGAAAAAAAGCCCGCGCTGGGCGGGCCGGATGTGCCTTATTTGTTGCACGAACGTCCAATCTGCATCATCCGTTACGCGAGACTGGGTATGAAAAATGGATTTTTAGCACTAGCGCTGTTCAGCTTGCTGCTTACTGGTTGCTCCCACTTCTCCAACAGCACCTACGGGAGCACCACCAACAAGCATGATATTGCGTGCGATGACACTCCTCCGAATCAACCGGGCTGCTACAATCGGCAGTATCAGGAAGGCATCCTCAACAAGCTGCTCGACTCGCTTTCTTGAATCACTGGTGTTCTCTGAGATCTACGTCACGAAAGCACGACGACCTCAGATACAGTGAGCCTAGCAACGCCGAACAAAGCAGGCGTCGATGAGCGGAGTTGTTCCCCCAACCGCCACTGCTAAGCGATACGATAGTGCAACCTATGGAAGGAATTTCTTATGAAGCGTGTTGCTGCATTACTCATATTCACGGCGCTGGCGGGTTGCTCTCACTACAGCTCTAACGACGACCTCACGGAGGTAGGCTCGAAGGGGTACACCGTGCGGTGTGATGCTTCGCCTGCTAATCAGCCGGGCTGCTATGAGCCACCTCCGTCTTTCAACTGGTGGCCAACCGATAAGCTGAAGTTTCAAATCGGCAGGAAATGAGAGGCACCGCCACTCGCGCATGAGGCGCTTCGTGAAGCAGCGCCCAGGCAAAACCCCGCGCTGGGCAGGGTAGAATCAAACCAGCTCGACTAAGCGGCTGGGGTTTCCGGCTCTGGCGCTGCTGCGGGTTCCTTCGCAGTGATCGATACCTTGGCGCTGTAGTCCTTCAGCACCTGGGCCACACAGACCTGCGCGGTCGGGAACTGGTTCAGGATCTCGCGGGCTCGGGCGTCGGCTTCTTCTTGAGTGGCATAGCGGGTTTTGTTGGCCGAGTCGTAGTCATTGGCCAGGTTGATAGCTACATAGGGCATGGTTGTTTCCTCTTTGGTTATCTAAATGGGAATGGGTAATCAGTCGCTCGAATTACAAGCGCTTGCGGTTGTCGGTCAGTTGGAATGTCTGACCAAGTTGTGTCTCGTGCACCGCTGTGTTGGGAGATAGTTGCAACGGCAGGGCTGAAGAAAAATCTGACGCCACCAGAGGCGCCGCCACATCCCTCGTTCGCGCTAACGCTTGCGCCTTCTCCTAATGTGTATCCTTCAGCCAGCATGCAGATCCTAGAGAACGTCAGGTAGGCTGCAAGCTCACCAGACGCTACTGGAACAAACACAGCTCCTTTGGGCTGTGGGTAGTCAGTGTTTGCCCATTCCCTACCTGAAGCCTCGTTGCCGCCACCGGAATAGGGAGTGAATCGCAGGTCTGAGCCGGGATAGGCCGGTGCGTTGATTGGAGGAGGATCCACAGCCGCGACGATATTTAGCGGCGGCATTCCGGTTGTAAAACTGATACGACCTGCAGCGTCATAGCACTCCATGCCCGTCCTCTCGCCCACGTCGCGCATCAGGTCGAAGATATAGGCCTTGGTATTCGGGCTGCAGCCTTTGAAGTACAGCGTTCGGACATTGCCGCTAACCGATTCACCACAGGGCTTGCCATCGCCGACAAGGAAAACGATCGGCGAGACAGCACCGGTGACAGTGATTCCGCATATGGGATCAATCAGGCGCGTGTATGAATAACTACCTTCTTCATTTGGCGGCAGGTTGAGAGACCGCAAAGTATAACGCCCCCACCTGTCCACCAAGTCCAAATATCCACTTTTCAACAAGCCGTAGGAAATTCGGTCGATATCAAAAAGGAGCGTGCCGTCTTCTTTGAAAGCCTGGAATCCGACAGGCATTTCACCTCCTAATAATAGCCGTAGTAGATTCTGCAATTGGCGCTGAACTGACCAAACCAAGTTGAATGCTGGTATTGCCAGGACAGCGTATTGCCTGAGATTGTCACGCCCGGTTTCTTGCCCTTCCATTGCTGCGTATCGACCAGCGGCACGACGATATAGAACCGCCGCTTGCCCGCTGGAATACCGGGCAGGGTTATCGCCCCGCCCGTTGCATTGGTGACAACATCCCCTTGGTGCTGACTGATCGACATCGTCATGTTGACGAGCAGTCGGCCGTCTGCGCCATAAACTTCAAGACCAGTTGCCATTACCACTCACCCATACGAATGCGTCGAATACCGTTGATAACCATATCGATTCCGCTACGGTTGAACACCGTATAGGCTGACGCCGCTTTGTTCTGCATGATTATCGTGCCACTAGCGAAGTCCATGCGCATAATTGGAACTCCATTATTTGCAAGCTCCGACGAGTTTATGGAGTTACCTACAATTGCCCTCTGAATCGTCGCGGTTGAGATAAAGGCTTCGTTCAAGAACACCTGCCCATTCTGAATGGCAAATGGACTTACAAATCCATTACCGCTCGGATTGAGCACCGCAAACCGATCTGCCATAACGGCGAACGTCGATTGCAATACGCCGCCGTCGTTCTCGACCCCAACCCCAAAGCCCGCCGCCACGTACTGGTTGCCGTTTACCACTTGGAGCCGCACCGAGTACGAGGCGTTGACCTTGTTATTGAGCCCTGTTTGAGCAGTGCTGATCTGCTGTACGGCGGCATTGGTGCTACCCAAGCTGCTCTGTACACCATCAACGCGCTTACCCAGCGCGCTGTCAGCATTGGCTCGCGCCGTGACCTCGCTCTGGGCTGCTGCGAGAGCATCATCAGCTTTCGCCTGGGCGGTGTTGATGCGTGTGCTTAGCGCCGAGTCGGCATTCGTGCGAGTGGTGGCTTCATCCTGAATCGCTGAATTGGCGTTACCCACTGACGTGTACAGCCCGTCCGTGCGCTTGGCCTCCGACTCGATCTTGGCCCCTTGCTGCGAGACGATGGATGAAAGCGATTGGAGAGCGCTCGAACTGGCCTTGGTATTTGCCAGATCAATAGCAGATTGCGCCTCGGTCACGTCCGCGACGAACACGTCATCAATGTTGATTCGGGCGGCAGCGTCGGCCCCTCTACGCAGAGTCGCGTAGACACGACACTTGTCGTAACCAGCAGGTACGTTGGCGGTTCCCGAAAGCTTGGTGAAGGTGCCCCCCAACTGACTCAGGTTGATCAGCTGAAGCGAAACCCATGCAACCGACTGCCCGACTGTGCGGAATTGCAGTTGCAGATCCACAGAGCCGCCACCAGAGGTTACGACTGACGCCTTGGCATAGGCCTCCGCGTAAATCGTCCGGCCAGGTGAAACAGAAAACTCCCCGACCAGCACATCAGCGTTCCCGGCTGCGGGCGCAATAAGTAGGCTGTTCGCTCCCGTCCTAGCATTGGCCGCAACTACGGTACCGCCAGAAAACGCTCCCAGGGGCGCGGACTCAAAGCCTCCATCCAGCAGCAGGTTGGCACCCGCCGCAGCCAAGCCTGTGATTGAGTTGCTGAGACTAGTGATGCTGCTGCCCTGCGAGGTTATCAATGAACCCTGCTGCTTCACCTCGCTGTTCAAGGCACTTACAGCAGATGCATCTGCTTTTTTGGCTACCTCTGCCAAGGCATTCGCTGCAGCTGCCGCAGCATCGGTTGCGACCTTATCCGTCACCGCCACCCAGGCTGAGCCGCTCCAGCGTTTCGGGGTATTCGCATTGCCCGTGGTGTCGATCCAAAGGTTCTGGACAAGACGTTTCTCGGCGGCCGGCGTAGTAGCGCTATAGATGACCTCACCTTTGGCGCCCGCCGCCGTAGCGGCAGCTTGAGCGGCCTGCTGTGCGGATGCGAGATTACCGTTGGTGATATTCAGGCCGTTTTCCAGGCTGGTGGTTCTTCCAGACACACTGCTCAGGTTGGCACCCTGCTGGTTGACGGCGGAGGTCAAGCTGTCGACCGCTTTCGATGTCACGCTGTTGCTGGCAGCGATAACTTGGCCGTTGTCCCTCCAGCCGGTTGCCCGGCCGCCTTCTTCCACCTGGTAATGATCCGCCTCAATGAAGCCGCTGGTAGCAGTAGCACCTCCGTATACCACCACCGCCGGATAAAGGAGTACCGTGTCCGATGTAGGAATAAACGTCACACTCAGTCGCGCCCACTCTAAGGCCGCATCTTTCCTCGCCGAAGCCCAGGAGGTGGTGTTACTGCCCGAGCCATCCAGGTTGTAGACCTGGGCAAGTACACGCAATCCTGGCGTGCCTCGCACGTAGACCGACGCGGTATAGGTCTTCCCGGGGGTTACCTTGAACCGCATGCTTTGTTTGACGTACAGGCGCGCCCAGGTACTGGCCGATAGACCTGTGATATCAAGTCGCTGAGCCATTCCGGTCGCGAAAGTAGAAGCCACAAGGCTTGGTACGCGAGTACCGGCGCTTCCGTCGTACCACCAGCCATTACCCAGTCCTGGCGTGCCAGGGTCCTGCTCCTCGAAGGAGGAGTTGTACACCAGGTTCTCGCCGCCAACGTCGCCGATGCTGTTACTCACCTCAGTCAGTTGACCAGATACACTGGTCAATCCTGCTTCGGTGGCGTTAACCCGGCCAGTGATCGCTGAGGTTGCCGAGGCATTGCTTGCCGTTTCGCTCTTGACCTGATTGAGTGATGCATCGATCCGTGTGATGGCTTGGCCATCGGCCGCGATCTGTTGCCCTTGCTGAGAGACGGTTGAGCCCAAGGTTTGCAGCGCCGAAGAGTCTGCCTTGAGTGCCACTTGTGACAGCGCCGACTGCGCAGCGGCCGCCGCATCGGTGGCCACCTTGTCTGTCACCACCTGCCAGGCCGTGCCGGTCCAGCGCTTCGGCGTGTTGGCATTGCCCGTGGTGTCGATCCACAGGTTTTGCGACAAGCGATCGGCCACATCAGGCGCGGCGCTCTGGACGATAACCCTCCCTTTGCTGCCGGCCAGCGTGGCCGCGTTCTGTGCCGCAGCCTGCGCCACCGCCACATTTCCGTTGGTGGTGTTCAGGCTGTTTTCCAGGCTGGTGGTCTTGCTCGACGTACTGGCCAGGTCCGCACCCTGCTGGGTCACCTTGGCGTTCAGCGCTTCCACCGCTGTCGCGGTAGACGCCTGATTACCACTGTTGACCTGACCGTTGTCGCGCCAGCCGGTGGCAAGCGCACCTTCCTCGATCTGGTACTGGTCGCCCTCGATAAAGCCGGCAGAGGCCGACGCACCCCCATACACCACAAACGCCGGGTAGACTTGCGCGGTATTGGCGTCAGCGGTGAACGTGACTGATAGGCGCGCCCACGTATCACTGGCATCAACACGAACACCGGCCCACGAATTGCTGCCGACACCAGCGTCGCTCACGCCGTACACCTGCGGCAGAATGCGCAGACCAGCTGTGCCGCGCAGATACACCGAAGCGGTGTACGTCTTGCCCGGAGCAACCTTGAACCGGCGGTTGGCCCGGCCATAAATTCGCGCCCAAGTGCTCGAGGTCAGGCCCGTCACATCAAGGTGCTGGGCAAGACCTGGGGCCAAGGTCGAGGAAACCAGGGAAGGCACCCGGGTAACCGAAGTACCTGAGCTGTCATACCACCAGCCATCGGCCACGAGCGGCGTGGCAGGATCCTCTTTGTCGAACGACGGATTGTAGACCAGGTTCTCGCCACCGACCTGACCAAGCGCGGCGTCAATTTTCGTGAGCGACTGACCTTGTGCGGTGAGCTCTTGGCCTTGCTGGGTGACCATGTTGCCCAACGCCTGGACCGTTGAGGCGTCGGCCTTCTTGCTCACGCTGTCGGTCAACGAAGTGAGCGCTTGGCTTTGCGAGTTGATCAGCTGATCTTGGGCTTTGTCCTTATCCTCTGTTGCTGTAACCCGGCTGGTGACCTGCTGCAAGGCCTGCGAGCTGGCCTTGCCATCGATGCTGGTCTGCATGCCTTCCAACTTGGTGGCTTGCGACGTGAGCTTGCCCTCCGCATCGCTGACGCGGGTGGTCAGGCTGCTGACTACTGAGGCGTCGGCTTTGGTCTGAGCCAGAGCCAGTGCGCCAGCGGCAGCAGCTGCTGCATCGGTGGCCACCTTGTCCGTCACCGCGACCCAAGCCGAGCCGCTCCAGCGTTTCGGGGTGTTGGCATTGCTGGTGGTGTCGATCCAAAGGTTTTGGGCCAGGCGATCGGCAACCGCAGGCGCTGCCGATTGAACAATGACCTTGCCCTTCCCGCCCGCCAGCGTGGCCGCATCCTGAGCAGCCTGCTGGGCAGCCGAGACGTTGCCATTGGTGGTGGTCAGGCTCGATTGCAGACCGCTGATCTGAGACGCCTGGGCGGTCACCTTGCCATCCAGCGTGGATACATCGGTCTCGACCTTCGAAACCCGCGCAGCCATGCCGTTGGCAGTCACTACCGCCTGGCCAACATCGGTCCAGTAGGTGGCGTTCGGCGGTGGCGTGTTCAGCGGTACCGCTTTCAGGGCCTGGTACAACTTGCCATCGCTGCCCAGGGCGCTTTGGCCGACGCTGTAGGCCTTGTCCTTGCGGTATGGCAAAGAGCCGGCCAGGGCCGAGACGTTCGCGATCTGCTGCTGCAGCTCGGTCTTGGCAGCGGAAACGTCCGCGCTGACGGCCGTGATTTGCTGCTCGAGGTTGCCCTTCACGGTGCCAAGGGCGTTGTTCACGTCGCTGATTTGCTTGGCCAGCTCGGTCTTGGCGGTACCGATCCGCTCGTTTACCGAGCCAGGACCGTTGCCGTCAATGAGCGCTATCTTTTCGATCTTGCTGGTGAGCTCCTTGCCCAGCTCGCTCTCGGTGATCTGGTCCTTGATCTGCTCGAGGATCGGGCCAGCATCGGCACTGGCAATGCCGGTGACCACAGTCGGCGCCACCGGAAAGAACGGACCCACGTTGCCGGACCGGTCCACCAGGCGCGCCCAGAAGAAGAAGCGCTGACCCGCGCGCAGACCCTGCATGACGTGCTCGCTCTGCGGGTAGGCCAGGTCGGCAAGTTTGGTTGCCGAGCCGAGGTCGGTGCCTTCGCTGTACCACAGCTCTGTGCGCTGGGTGTCCTCGGCGCCAGCTGGGAAGCCCCAAGTGACCTTGATGCCGAACAGCAAGCTCTCGGTGGTCAGGAACGTAACCGCCGGCGGCAGACCTTCCTTGCCGTTCAGCTGGGTCAGGTCCGAGCTTTTCCAGATCGAGGTGATGTCGAATGCACTGACCGAACGGGCGCGAGCCAGGTAAGCGCCAGCATAGATACCGACAACGTCCACAGACGCGGCACCAGTGCGTTGCAGGCGGATCCAGTTGCCGTTGTCCTTGCGCCACTCGACATCGTAGGCAACGGCGCCCTCTACTGCCGGCCAGGCGATGGTCATGGTGCTGACCGCAATGCCCTGATCGATCATGTGGCCAGACGACAGCGATACGCTGGCCGGAGGTGCCACGGTGGTCACCGGAATGACGCTGATCGGACGCTCGTCCAGCTTCGCGCCGGTGTCGATCGCGGCGAACTTGCTCGGATTGAACTCGAGCGCAGTGATTTCGTAGCTGCCCTCCTGGGTGCGGGTGGTCTTGAGCACCCGGAACAGCTGAATGGCTAGGTCGTCATAGTCGATCGCCCACTGCAATTCAGGTTCGGGCTGCAGGCTGTACTCGGTGGTGACGGTCACCGCCCGGCCCGCGACGGAGTGCACGGTCCGCGCCTGGGCGGTACCGTTGGGCAGGTTCACGATCAGCCGGTCGCCGGCCTTGATCGGGGTGTCACGGTCCAGCGTCACGACGCGGCCAGCGGCAGAGGAAATACGGCCGCCGTTCGGCCGGCCTGCCACCAACTCGTCCGCCACTGGGATAACGAACCCAGGCAGCGGGATACGACCCTCCATGCCGGTCTTGAAAGTAACGGTGCGGTCCTGGCTGTTGCTCAGCAGCGCCCACTTACCACGGCGCTGGGCCTCGGATGCCCGGGTGCAGCCAATCGCGGACAGCTCGATTGGGCGATCCCGGTACCGGCGCTGCAGTGCGTTGTCGGTCACCGGAATGACGTCGGTGTCGTAGTTGTTGGCCGGGTTGTCGTAGCTGACCAAGGCCCGGCTGTAGTGCGTGCTGCGCTCGGCGCCGCCATACACGAACTCACCGTCGATCACGTTCGACCGGGTGAAGACGTAGTCGATATCCTGAGCACGCGGCATGTCCGCCTGCATGAACAGCGAACCATGGGCCCAATACACCATTCCCCGATAGATTGCCGACAGGTCGCGCAGCAGCGTCCAGGCCTCGGCACGGCCCTGCAGGTTCATGTCGCAGAGGAAGCGCGGCTCCTGGCCACCTACACCGTTCGGCACAAGCTGGTCGCAGTACTGGGCGATGCGATACATCTCCCACTTGTCGACCATCCACGGCTTGATGCGCTTGCCAAGGCCGAAGCGGTCTTCCACGCAGAGGCCATAGGTGACGAAGGCAGGATTGTTGGTCCAGGCCAGCTTGAACGTGCCGTCCCACACACCGCTGTAGGTGCGGGTGATCGGGTCATAGGTGCTCGGTACCGGCCAGCGCTTGGCCTTGCACTTGACCGTCACCGCCGGGATGTTCTGGAACTGCTGGGCATCGAACTCGATGTACAACAAGGCCGTGTTCGGGTACCGGATCTTCTGGTCGATGATCTCGGTGTAGCCTGCCACGGTCATGGTATCGGCCACGGTACCGCTGTTCGCGTTCGGCGTGAGTCGGCGCACGCGCAGCATCCACCCGGAAGTTGCCCTGGGCAGATTCACGCGCACCGAGCGCTGGTAGCCGTTGGTGGACTTGCCATCCACGGCGCCCAGGTGAGCCTCGACATAAGCGCCACCGTCTGTAGCGATATCGATCGCGTACTCAATGCGATAGCCCTTGGTGTCGCCGTTGCTCTCCTGTTTGGCCAGGCGCGGCCAGGACATGCGCACGCGAACAGCCGAGAGCTGGGTGTTGCTCAGGGCGCGCGTGAACGGGTTGTCACTGCGCAGCTCAACGTTGACGGAAGTTTCGTTCTCCACCGACGGGATGCCCTGGATGTAATTCTGCTCAACGGAGCCTGGGCGCCATTCCCATTTCACACCTGGGAAATTCACGTTGCCGCTGGCATCAGCGATCGGGGTGTTGTCGAGGTAGATGTCCCGGTCGGTGGGCACCCCATCGAATTCGCCTTCGCCCACGGCCAGCAGGATCTTGGCGATGTTCGTTGAGCGCAGGCTATCCGGAGACTCTACGGCCTGTTTTGGCTGGCTCTCGCCGCCCTTGGCGCCGACAATTTCCAGGTGATCTACTGGGCCCATGCTTTCCTCCGGGCGAAAAAAAACCGCCAACTGGCGGTCTGTGCATTCTTTTGGCGCTATGCCTTGTCCTGCGCCTCAATCGAGGCGGAGATGATCGCCCCACCCCAGCGTCGTTCGCCGATGCAGATCGGAACGGGGTTGCCGCTGGCTGTGGTGTTCTTGGCGCTGCCGAAGGCGTACGACGGTAGGTTTTCTGGCGCTGCGCTTTGGGATAGGCCCTTGGCTTGGGGGCTGAGCATTTGGACGACTCCGCCGGCAACCATTGCGATACCAACCGGCATCAAGGGCGCGTAAAAGAACCCTGCAACGATCAGAACTATGCCAATAATCGTCTGCAGTACGCCGGCGCGCTTACGCCCCTCGACAACAGGAACGATCCTGATTTCCTGCGCTCCGCTTCGATCAAACTCCTTTTCACCAACGTTTCTTCTATTGCGGAAGATGGCGAATCTCATGCCTAACCGGTCGAGCCTTTTGATCTCATCCTCGAACCCTGGGAGGGTTATCTTTAAGGCCTTAAACGCCTCCCATGTATTACCCGAATCCAGAATTTTTGGGTGGGATCTGCCAAATTTCTGTGCCAGCGAGCCTGATAGTTTGATGTTTACACGATGCTGGGCAAATGCCGACATTTTTCCTCCAGACATGAAAAAGCCGCCCGGAGGCGGCTGTTCAAAAGGTGGTGGGCTTGACGCTCACACCTCCATCACCGGAGGTGTAGATACGATACTTTTTGGTTTGGCCAGGCTTAACCGACGCCTCCGCCTCAAGACGTTCTGCGTTCATACCACAAAGTGCTTTGCCTTCCAGTGAGGCACCGACCATCCACTCCCCTGCCGGGACGTTGAAGTAAGCCTTTTCCTTGGGATTTAGCCGCGCAACAGGCTCGCCGTTGATGAACACAGTGGCGTAGCAGCCACCACCGGGGAATCCGCTGTCACGGGTCACAATGATCTGCCCACCCCCGGTCACGGTGGACTGGTATCCCGTAATCCGATCACTTGGCGCTTGCTTAGCTTGGCTCAGTGGAACGGGCGAGGTGGCACACCCCGCGAGAAAAGCCAGACCCATTACAGCAATCAAAATTCGCATATCAGCTCCAGGTAACAGGCTTATTGCAGCCATCCGTAGACCCACTTGTGATTCGAAGGCTCTGGCTTATTGAGCACGCTCTCCCACGATTGGGTGTAAGAGCGATAGCTAGACACCTGAGCGATTTTCCAGCCGCTATTGATGTCTTTGCGCTCAAGCACGTATCGCATGGGTTCACCAGCGTCCTTGGCCTTTTTGTCTTCAGGCCCAAGAGCCGCGCCTTGATCTGGAGGCGTAGTATTCCTGATCTGCGCCGTCACTACTGCACGCGTGTCAGACTGGACCTCAACCCTAGTGATTTGCCGATCAAACGTAATAGGAGACTCGGCGCAGGGGCGCTGGTTGTAGATTGCGTCGGTAGAAAGCTCGGACAGCTTCTCAAGATATGGGCTTGCCGTGCCCTGATTACGCTTGCAGATCGCAGCCATGAGCTTCGCACCGCTATCCTTGAGATGCCACCAAGATTTGACAGCTGCGTCAGGGGAATTATCAGGGTATTCACTCTCCTGAATAGACTTAAGCGCTTGATCAACACCCTGATCTACCGATTTACCCTCAAAACAACCGCCTAAGAAAACTGCCGCAGCGGTGGCTAGCGCTACTTTCTTCATTGCCGCCCTCCTTGAATGAGGAGGCAATCTACCACCATCAGCAGGAAGCGCCAAAGCCCAGCACGGCCGGGGCTAAGGTTGAACCTGGCCAAGCATCCAGCGTGGATGGGAAGCCAGTACCTACCCAGCTCGACGCCGTAGTAGCGTTGTGCCTCCCAACGACCCGCCCCGGTCCGTTGCCGGAAAGCCCACGGACTGGGGCATTTAGCGAGGAGGTTCCAATGAGCAAAGAACCAAGACTACCTGAAGGAGCACCTATCCATTTTTTGCAGCCTGGGGAAAGAATTACGAACCTGCCGGTGAGCGAACCAACCATTCCGGTAATCCGGATGGTGATACAGCCTGCGATACCCTCATCACCATCACAAGAGGTGCCTGGGTCAGGCCGGTTCGAAATCACCGCACTGATTGATACCGGCGCGGCTGGCGTGTACATCGATGAGGACTTCGCAAAACAGCATGGTTTTCTAAGCGAACGAACAATGACTGTTCACTCGGCCGCAGCTACAACGATCGAGCCAGTCTATCCAGCACTTTTCGAACTTCCGGAGTCATCGTCTCACTACAAGCAGTCTGCTGAGTTCACCTCCGTTCCTCTGCGAAGATATGGACGGGAATATCATGCCATTCTCGGCATGCAGTTCCTGAGCAATGGCATTCTTTTCATGGATTTCGATTCAAACACCTTCAGGTTTGAGTTCACTACTAAGCCCGACAAATAGCAGCTCTCTGGTATCCAAGGGGCCGTTCTGCTTCAAGGGGATGACTTCGCAGTCTCCCCAATTGCAAGGCAGCGGAGGCTTCACCGGAACGACTTTGGCCCTCGGGTCGATCCTCGTTTCGAGCTTGCTTACCGCAACCGCATCCGCCTTCTGATTGCTCATAACTAATCCTGCGGCTCAGCCGCTTCATTTCGCGTCCCGATGACGCAACACAAGGCGCGTCCGGTCGAGCCAGGGCCCGCCGAATACGATGATTTCCGATGGCCGCCCCAGCAGGTGGTGCAGCATGAATGGGCCCGGCCCGAAGACTTGGCCGACCTCGCCAGGCAGTTCAGGATTGGCGCCCAAGAAGATGCCCGCATGATTCGGGTGTGCAGTGCGTCCCACCGCCATGACGATCAAGTCACCACGTTGCGGCTCGCTCACTTGGTAGAAGCCGGCGGCTTCATAGGCCTGCTCGTACAGGCTCGGTCCGTCAGCGTTCTCCCACCAGCCCTCTTTCCGGACGTAGGCGGGAAACTCCAGCCCCCATTCACGCTTGTACCAGTCAGCACAGGTTTGCCAGCAATCCCACGCACCGTGCACGAACGGGCGACCCAGCAGCGGCGTGCTGCCGGTGGGTGTGATCGTGCGCAGATCACCCTCCGGCCAAGACAAGATGTACCAGGGCAGGCCCGTGGCCTCGCACATGGCCAAGTCCCTTGGGGACGGCCTGCTGGTGGCATCCGGGTGTGAGTGAATAATGCCAATCACCTCGCCCCGATCTTCGGCTTCGGCATACTGCTCTGGTGCAATCCGGAATTCCTCCGCCGGGTCATTGGACGCGTTGGTGCACGGGTGGTACACCTGCCTGCGGCCTACCTGCAGCAGCAGCCCGCAGCACTCTCGCGGGTATTCAACCGCTGCGTGCGCCTGCACGGCGGCGAGTATGTGTTTGCGCATGGTCAGCTCCGGGCGATCAGCGAGACGGCAGGAAAGCCGCCGAAGGGAAGTTCGTTGCCCTGGCCATGCCGGACGGTGCACCCGGTATCCAGACAGCCGTTGCACTGGTCCTTGGCCGGGTCTGAGGTCGGATTTCCATCCATGTCGTAGTAAGGCCCCGTGTAGCCACAGTTCGGCCCCCGGTACCCTGCCGTCATCGCCCAATGGCATAGCTGCGTCATTTGCCGGCCAATTGTCTCGCCACCCACATCGCCTGGGCTTGCAAGCTCCCAGGCCACAGTGGTGCCGCTCTCGGACACCTTCTGATCGATATACCAGACTTCGATCGCCTCCTCTGCCGGATCTGCCGAGGGGTTGCCGCCAGGGAAATTCGCAGCGTCCAAGTACTCAGCAAAGGTGTGCCGCATGGTCAGCTTGAACTCGAGCAAGTTGTCGAAGGCCAAGCACAGCGCGGTGATCCGACCATTGACGTTGCCCACGCTGAACGTCGGCCGCACCGCAGTGCCGTCAGAGTTGGCTTCGATGCCCTCAATCTGCACTGGCCAGGCGCTGTACTCGTTGCCCTGCCACCAGATGGACTTGGCCTGCAGCTGGTCGGCATTGGCACCGGCTGCTCGCAACTCCTCGGGTGTATGAGGAATGGCGTGGCCATGGAAGCGCAGGGTGTCGGCGCCGAAGTCCGAACCGTCGAGCTCGAACAGCAGCACCTCGCTGCCAGGCTCCAGGGTCTGGATGTCCTTGATCAGTGACATGCTGGTTCCTTATGGGTGAAAAGCCCGCTCGAGTGTGGCGGTCACTTTGAAACGTCCACCACCCACCGGGGTAGGCTTGGGGTCTTTGCAGGTGAATAAGCCAAGATCTCCGAGCGGCGTGGTCCACAGAAAAGCCTTAGCCCCGCCGTGCCTGTCGAAAAACTCCATGACTTTGCGTACTTGGGCCTTCGTGCCGGTGACGGTGATGGGGTAGCTGTCTTCCTTGTTGTTGGGCCCGTCACCGACCACCTGCCGGTACCCGCCCCCAAACTTCGACTCGCGGACCCGATAAGTGATGTCTGGTGTTTCGCCACGCTGAGTGGGCCAGCGAAATGTTTCAATCGTCATGATGATCTCGGTAGGATATCGGCTTTCAATCAAAGCAAGAGGTGCTGCATGAAACTGACCGTAACCAGTCTCAACATCTACGACGAAGCGCTTAATGGAGAGCTATCGGTGGGCGCACAGGTAGATGTCGTCTGCGACATTCCCGACGGCCAGGCTAGCGGAGTCATCGGGATCACCTTCAAATGCGAAGGAGCACGGGAGATGCAATTCGGCCAACTCGAGGAACTGGTTCTTGAACGCGTAAGGGCAGAATTTAAGTAATCTCTCATCGCCGCTGCATGGTTCTGCCAATGGCTCCGTCAGGGCGTAGGTCCATGCTCAGCAACTTCCGATACTTCGCCTCAACGAAAGCACCAATTTCCTTGCCGAACTGATCCATCATGGGCGTCTTAGAGTCGACCTGAGTAGAGCCATCGCCATTGATGACTATGGAGACGCTGACCGGTGCCGCTTCTGGCCGACCCGCAGTTCCGCCGACAAGCTGTCTAGGTGCTACAAGCGGCGCTACCAAGCCACCGTCTGCGTAGCCTCGGCTGTTGAGGGCTGAGAGGTAATCGAGCATTCCGGGCTGGCTGACAACCTCACGGCGCAGCACAAACTCACCGGCATGCACAATGCCGGCCGGGTCATACTTGCCGCCAGCACCGGTGTAGCCGCCGTCCGAGAACGTCGAACCGTATGTCATGCCTGAGGATGCCGAACCCAGCCCGTAATCAAAGCCTCCACCACCACCAGCAGAGCCACCCGCAGAAGACGTCCCACCACCGCCAAACCAGGCGCTCAGCGCAGTTCCGGTGATACTCGAAAGCAAACTCGAGGCTGCCTGTTGAGTGGCAATACGCGCCATGTCAGCCAGGATCGACTTGGTGAAGTCTGCGAACGAGAACTTGCCGGTCATGGCGAAGTTGACGACCGCATCCTCCATCGAGCTGAATGCATTGGTGAACAGGGACTTCGTCTGTCCGGCGACATCTCGGGCCTGCTCCAGGTAGTTCTGGAAGGCAGATGATGCCCCTTTGCGCCAGTCGCCCTGCGCCTCCGAAATCTTTCCGTAGTTATCCACTACCGTGTCTCGGTATCCATCCTCGGCCTTGGCCAGAATGGCTAGATCCCGCTCGTAGTCGCTCTGGCTGTACTTATCAGGGGCGGTTCGCCTGCGATCAAGCAGCTTGGCGCGTTCGTCATTGAATCGGTCGGTGACACCGTCAAGATCGCGCTGCAAGCCCTGCTGGCGATCACCAAGACCGAGATTGTTCGCTGCCCTCGTTCCTGATGTAAAAAGTGCAGCACGCTGCCTTTCCAGCTGATTGACATAAGCCTGGGTAGCAGCGGTTTGCCTCTCCAGCCTGCCCTTTTCGCTGGTAGCCAGGACCGAAAGCTCGCTGTCGGCATCCTTCTGCGCCTTGACCATTGCAGCGCGGGCATCGGCAATCTTCTGGTCAAGCTGGATTCGCTGCTGCGCGCTGGTGCTGCTACGCCCTTTGGCCTCCTCCAAGGCTTTGATCTCGGCCTCGTAAGCGTTGGTGACCTCGGCCTTCTGCTGCTCGATGATCGCAGCGCGCTGGGCGGCGTACGACTCCTGAGAGACCAGGCCGGCCTTCTGCGCTGCATCAAGCTCCTTCTGGTGGTTCTTGTACTCCGCGAGAATGGCGCCCAGCGCGTTCTTCTGGTCGTTGAATCCGGAGAGGTCAAGCGGCTTGGACCGGCCGGCCGGATCCTTGAACTGCTTGGCGATGTCAGCTTCGACCCGCGCGATTCGCTCCGGCTTCAGCCGCTCATCGTTGGGATTTTTTTCCCTGATGTCATCGAGCGACTTCCTGTATTCCTTGAGCTTTTCGGCACGCTTCTCGGCGTTCGTCCATGCCGACTTTTCCAGCGCGTCGACTTTGCCCATCGCGACAATTGCCGCCTGCTGACTGCGTGCCTCATCCGCTTTCGACCTTGCAATGCCTTCCTGCTCCTTACGGTAGAGCTGCAAGGTCCGTAGCCGGCTTTCGTCTTCCTCGCGGGTGCTGCCGCGCTCCATCAGGTTCGGATTGTCCTCCCCGATAATCGGAATGGCGCTATAGGATTGAGGATCCGCTAGTTTGCGTTCTAGCGACTCGATTTGCTGCGCCAGTGTCACTTCTCTGCCAACGCTGTACGTTGCGTCGAGCGCTCCAGCCGCTGCGGCCTTAATTCCCTTCCACGCCTTCTCTATCAGGCCAAGATTTTCCGTGATTTGACCTGAACGCTCCTTGATGGTGTCAGCGTACGTATCGGTGAGCAGCTTGGCTGCTCCGATGGTGTCACCCTGCTCTTTCAAAGCTACGATCTGCGAGTACGTCGAGGCGGTCAGGAAGTTGTACTGCTCGTTCAGTTCCTTGGCCGCTGCGACCGGGTCCTTTCCGATCTTCACAAACTCGGCGACGGTCTCCTCCACAGCGCGGCCTGTAGCATCCCGCCACTCAAGCGCAGCCTCGGTGATCTCGACGAAGCTACCGGCAGCAACCTTCCCGCTACCGGCTAACTGGGTCAGGACTTCCGCGGCGGCGCCGGTGGTACCCACTGTGGCCGATACCTGAGCAGCCATTCCTGACAACCGGTCAGCAGTAGTGCCCGCAGCGTTGCCGGTGGTGATCAACGCCTTCTGAAAGCCTACCGCCTCTTCGCTGCCCTTGTAGTAGGCATAGCCCAGTACGCCAACGGCAGCTGCGGCGACAGTGAATGGGTTTACCAGGCCAAGCACATAGCCGCCGAGGGCCTTGATGGCCGGCCCGACGCCGCCAAACATGTCCTTCAACTGCCCGCCCTGCTGGAGCAAGACGGTTAGCGGCGCCTGGCCGCCCTGCAGGGATACGACGATGTCAGTGAACTGCGCAGGTACACCGCGCAATGCCGCAGCAGTTGCCTTTGCCGACATACCGGTCTTGTTCAGCGCTGTATCTGCGCCTCCCAGGGCCGTGCGTGCTTGGTCGATCTTTGACTGGTACTCGCCGAAGGTTTCAGCATCCAGTGCACCACTCGCACGGAAGCTCTTGAGCCGCTGCTCCATCTGGTCAAGGCGGCCCAGCGCAGCGACAGTCGGATCAATCTTGCCCAGCAGCTCGTCCAGTGCCTGCCCTTCCTCCCGGTGGGCCCCGGCCGCCTTCCTCGCCGCCTCCGCCTGACGCTCTTCCGTTGCGATAAGGGCCTGGGCGCGGCTGTTGATGGCCGCCTGGCGGCTGGCGCTATCTGAGAGCACGGCGTTCGCCTGGGCGGTGACCTCCGCGCTCTGTTCAGTGGCCCGATTGAGCGTCTGAACATACTGGCTAGCCTCCAAAGAGGCTTTAGCCACGGCCAGAATCCTGGCCTGTTGCTCGTCAGCGGACTCAGCGGCACGACGCCCAGCCTGGGCACCGGCATCCGTGGCATTAGTCAGCGCCTGCTGGACTTGCCCAGCTTGCGCGGCCTCAGCCCGGAATGAGCCCATGTTCGCTGCAGCGCTGCTGAATGCCGTGGATGCGCTGGTAACGGCGCGGCCCACGGTGGCCATCTGCTGCGCGAGTTCGGCCTGCTTAGCGTTGAGCGATTGCAGCTCCTGCACGATCTGCCGGGTGTCACCCTGCAGGCTGCCCAGCGCGGTCTCCCACGCGCGTCCGGTTCGCCCGGCCGACTCTTCGCTGCGCTTGCCGGCGTCCGTCAGCTGGTCGAGGTTATCCTTGGCCTCAACAGCATCACCGGAATCGATCTGAAGACCGAGGGAGGCAATGGTGGTCATCATCTACTCCATGGATTCGGCCATGACGGCCAGGGCCTCGACTTCCATCACGCGGAGATCGGGAAAAATATCGGGAAGGTCGCGGCGCTTGATGCCCAGCATTGAGGCTGTGGTGGGGACGGCCGTGTAATCCAGCCCGGACGGGCCGCCAGGGCCTACCCGCCATTGCGTGCCCATTGCGTCGAACAGGCGGAAGGCAGGCCAGGCATCTGGCCAAACCTCTACCTCATCTTCTGCAATGTCTGCCAAGGTCAGGCCTAGAGCCGCCAACTGCTCGGCAGAGGGACCCTTCTCATAGCACGCCCGGGCGGCCGCCCTCAGTTTCCCAGGCGGGCTGGGCTGTAGGCAGCCTGGAAGGCGTCGATGACGGCCTTAGGCGCCCCCGTACAGGTACGCACCAGCTCAAGGATCGCTTTCTGGCTGAACTTGTCCTCCAAGTCCCACCCGGTGACGATTTCGCCCAGTTGCTCAGCCTGCAGAGCGATCTCGCCGGCTGTCACCTCTTCCCAGGTGGCGTTTTCGGACTTGGCCTTCTCTGCCCACGCGTCGCGCGCCTTGTTCCAGCGATCAAACATGCCAGCCAGCGCCACGCGGTCCATGTAGCGGAACTCGAACTCCACCGGCACCGACTCCCCACCGATTCGAGGCACCTGCACCTCGGCAGTAAAGGTCGGGTTCTGCGCGATTTTGATCTTCGCCATGAGGTTTCCTTAGGCAGCAGCCAGGTAGCGAACCGGACGGCCCGAGAGCGCGATGCTGATGGTTCGGGTCATCAGGTTGTTGCGCTCCATGGTCGGAGTGGTGGTGATGCTCACGTAGCCCGGATAGAGGATCTGGTCGCCGTTGGGCAGCTTGAGGCGAACGACGGTCAGCTCTTTGCTATCGCCGTAGGCTTCAACCAGGCCCACGTAGGCAGCGGCTGGCTGATCTTCGACAGTGATCGACAAGGTGATGGGATTGCGGTTGGTGGGGAACTGGCGATCGTCATCGTCCTCTAGGTACCCGACGGTGAGGTACTGCTGCTCGCCGCCGGAAGAGGTGAAGGCGGTGACCTTCGAGATCTGTGCCCAATTGGTCACCGGGATCACAGACCCGACACCTGCGCCGGCGGTGTACTTGTCGGCGTTGGTGGTATTCAGGCCAGCCATTGAGAATTTGTCAGCGGCAACACTAGCAGCGCGGACCGCGCGGTCGTTGATAAGCGACCAGCCAGAACTGACGACCAGGACGTCGCCGTTCTTGATGTTGTGCCCTGCAGCGGTGGCCACTGGAGGTGCAGCGTTGGTCAGAGCAGTGAAGGCAACGGCAGCGGCGAGTACGCTGGCGATTTCCAGTACTGATCCGTTCGGCAGCGGGAAGCGTGCGGCCATGGGTATTTCCTCTTGAAGGTTCGCCAGGTGGCGGATGGTTATGCCCCTACGGGCGATTGGTCGGCGATGCCGCGGTAGTCGAAGCTGGTCGGGACCGTGTAGGTCGCCGACTCGGTGATGGTCGGGCCCTGCTCCAGTGGCTCGGTGAGCAGGCCTTCGAAGCCGCTGCGGCTTAGCTCTGTATCAACCCGGAACAGGCTGCTCAGCTCATCAACCAGTGACTCGGCAGCGCCCAAGGCTTGGCCTGCCGGGCAAACGATACTGATCTGGTAGACGCCGGTGTATTCGTAGGCGTCGCCGCCCAGGTATCGGCAGGTGGTGCTGGCCGGCAGCAAGTAGGCTCGAAGGTAGGTCTCGCCGGACCCGGCCTCGAATCCCTCTTCGAAGTTGGCGACCCGAATCGGGCGCGCCGTCGCCCAGGCCATCAGCTTGATCTCGATGGCCTGACGGGCTCGCGCATGGCTCATATGCTGTTGTTCCTGATGGCTTCGTCGACGATGCGATGGAAGTTGGCCAGGGTGACCCTGACCATACCGGCTGGCGCCTGGGTTGAGTGGCCGTATTCCAGCGGCACCGCGTAGGCCAGGTTGTTCACGATGTAGGCCGTCTGGCCGATGGTCAGAGCCTGTACCTGGCTGATGAGCGCGGCTATGGCTTCGCTGCCCGACGGGTCTATGCGGTCCAGTTCTTCGGTTGACGGCGAGTCGATGGAGAACTGCCAGTTACCCCGGAAGCGGCCACCGACGTAGCCCTGGCCGGATACCAGACCATTGACGTAAAAGTTCTGGTCACGCTCGGTCTTGGTAAGCGGCTTGGCGTAGCGCACGCCCCGCCTGAGGTTGCCCAACTTGGTGAAGTTGCTCGGATTCTGGTTGATGGCCTTATTGCGCGCTGCGACCTTGGCGTCGTAGCGGTCAGCCTCAGCTGTACGGGCTTCTCGGTGCGCCAGGTTGGCCGCCCAGATCTCCGGGTTACCCACTGGAGACATGCGGATTACGCTGCTGCCAATCTCGATCACGATCTCGCGGAAGGTGGCGTCTAGCGCTTCCTGTGCTTGCTCGGCGAATGCGCGGATGCTCTCGGCGAACCCACCCTCAAGACCGCCATAGCGCTGGGTCATATGTGATCCGCGGGGCATGTCACTTCCTCAGTTGCACGGTCCAGGTGGCCTTGGCTGGATCTTCGGAGACGTTGAGCGTCCGAAACCCGCTGATCAGGTCACCGATCTTCGGTTCTGCCGCGATGGCGGTCACCGCATCGGCCTGCCCTTCGAACAATTCGTTCTGCAGCACCAGGAGCTTCACATCCTGGGTCTGGATACGTGAGCCGTCGATCTCCTTGGCCAGGTAGCTGCCGAACACGCCGCGCCCGATGTAATGGATGGTCGAGGCCGGTACGGTGCCGCCGATCTCGGGGTCATATCCGCCCTTGACCGTGCGACTGCCGGCAACGGGCTTCACCGCGTCGGCAAGGCCGTCTGGATCATCGAACGCTTCCGCCAAATCGGCCTGCAGTTCTTCGCGCATGCCCATGGGTCAGATCCTCTTGAGCATTACGGTGCCTGCGCGGCGGGTCCAGGGCGCGATGAGGTCGAGGGCGAAGTTCTCACCGGTCGAGCGATCAACAGACCCCGCAACGTAGGTCTTGCTGGTCGAGGTGCCAGCCTGGGCTGACACAGTCTTGCTCTGCACTTCGCGCTGGGTGTCCTTGTAGAGCTTGCCTGCTGCGGCCAGCTTGGCCACCTGCGCACCGGCGGACTTGATGGCGTCCGGCACCACCTCGGGCACCGCGCGCTTGATCTTGGCCGTGAGCCAGGCGTTGGCCATGGCCACGGCAAGGACCGCATCACCGTCGCCTGCCCAGTCCGGCCCCAGCTGCTGGACCACATCGGCCTCGGTGACGAAGTCGGTCATGGCCTTACTCCTGCGGGATCAGCGCTTGCAGGTCGGGCTTCTTCGCGCTGGCGTCGAACTCGATACCCTTCGCGGTGAGCCATTCCTTCAGCTCAGGCACGTTCATCTTGTGCGGGTCTGTTTCAGACTGGTCGCCCCCGGATTGCTCGCCGACCTTGATGCCGGCAGCCTCGTAGGCCTTAACGATGTCGGGTGCCTCGCCTTCGACCACAACCTGCGTTGCGCCGTCGATGACCCCGAAGAACTGGCTCAGGAGTCGGTAACAAACGCCGCGCTCGCGGCCTGGCTTGTCGGTGTAGATGACTTTCATGGTGGTCTCCTGCGCAGGGCGCCCGGTCAGCGCCCCGCATGACGGATCAAGGGGTGGCGGTGCCGCTGATGACAGCGGCAAACGGTACCTGCTTGCGGTCGAATACACGCTCCCAGTTCCCAGCGCTGGCGTACTGGGTGGCATTCGGGCTCAGGTTCAGGTTGTTGCTGCCTTTCCAGCTGAAACCGGCAGGCTGCAGGATGAAGGTCTTGCGCTCCCACAGAACCTCGGCGCCACCACCGTTACCGCCGTCAGGCTTGCGTTGCATCTCGACGGGGGTGTGAGGGGTGCCTTCGCCGTAGCCGAATGCGCCTTGACCGAAGAAGACCGACAGGAACTGGCCGGACGCGTAGGTCAGGCTGTCGTCCATGAATACCGGCTTGCCGAGGTATGTAGCCAGGATGATCTTGCCAGTGGAGTCGCGCAGGTACTCGATCAGGTCCTGCTTGACCATCTGGTTCATGACGACCGAGTGCACGCCGATCGCGCCGAACATATCGGCCGCGTCGCCTGCGGTGAAGGCTGCATCCTGGAACGCGGAGGCGCTGATGCTGGCACCAGCGTCCTTGACCATGTCACCACCGTTGTTGGCGATGTTCGAGGCGATGATGCCTCGCGCGGCGCCCAGCAGGTAACGCTGCCACTGACGAGTCCAGTAGGTGCCGAAGCGGTTGCGGATGTGCTGCATCGGCTCGCTGTTGGCCAGCTCGGCTGTGAGGTCTGCAACACCGTAGCCTTTGTTGAGGTACAGCGTGCGCGCGCGCATGCTGCCCTGCTCGGCCTTGCCGACCTCGCCCAGGTCATCCGGGTTGTCGTTCGAGATGTTCGGCGCCTCGTCGGCATCGAGATCCTGCCAGTAGCTGATCTCGGAGGTGCCTTGGCCGTTGTTGGCGATGTTGTCCAGCGTCGGCGAGCGGGTCACGATGCCCGATTCGAAGACGGCGGTTTTTTCGGGGGTGTTCACCGGCGCCAGCGCGCCGTAGTAGTCGCGGACGAAGATGTCCGACAGCTGGGTAGTTGCCATGGATTAGGTTCCTTGGGTGGCTTGGAGTCGCTTGAACGCTTCAGGGTTGTCTCGAGCCAGCGCGGCGCGCTCTTGCTCGGAGTACTCGCCCCATTTCTTCGTGGCCTTGCCACCGTTGTCGCCGGTCTGACCGGCACCCTGAGCCCTGGGCCACAGGTGGGTAGCGGTTTCGCGCAGCGATTCCGCCCATTCGAGGGGAGACAGTGGGGTCTTGCCGTCCTTCCCGTACACGACTTCGCCGGCACGGTCGGTGGCAACGGGCTCGCCGTCTTCGCTCAATTTGAAGGTGCCGCGGGCGCGGAGGATGATGTCCTCGGCAGCCTCTGGCAGCGCGCCGGCCTTGATGGCGGCAGCGCGGATGGAGTCAGCCAACACTTTGTCGCTGTACTTGGCAGCGAAGGCCTCGGCCTTGTCCGCACGCTCGTTGGCAGCTTTGACCTGCTTGTCCAGGTCGGTGCGCAGGCGCTCGGTGCGGCGGCTGATGACCTCGTCCAGCTTGCCCTCGGCGATCAGCTTGGTTTCTTCGTCCTGGCCGGCCTTGGCCAGCAGGCCTTTGACCGCTTCAATGTCCAGACCGTCGAACTGGCCTTTCAGCTTGTCCAGTTCGGTCTTGATGGTCTTGTTGGAGTCGATCAACTCCCGATTCTTGGTCTTGAGGCCCGAGACCTCGCCGTCCAGAAATTTCTGTACCTCGCCGCCGAGCGCCGCTTTGAGCGCGGCAGTTTGGGGTTCGTCGAGGGTCAGGCCGTGGGCGGCCGGGTCGAAGTCAAAAGGCATGTGGCTATCCCCTGGGGACTGATTGGCCCGCCTCGCGGGCATAAAAAAGCCCCGGCAGGTGCCGAGGCAGATATTCGCGCCACGAAATCGCGGCTCGTTGTTTTGTGGTGCGGGTCAGTTGATACCGGCCCGCTCGAACGCCAACGGCTCCAGCTCCTTGAGCTGATCCAGCGTCAGCGGTTTGAAGTTCTTGTCCAACTGCAACGAGGCGAACCGCTCAGCCGTGAGCCCGCCATCCCGGAACAGCTTGGCGCGCACCGGTCCCAGCGCAGCGTCCTGAAACGCCGCTGGCTGCGTCTGAAGCCACTGGTAGTAGCTCAGACTGGCCGAAACCTGCGTACCGCCTGAGGCGCCCACTGAAGCGCGTGTGGCACCCTTCGCGAATGCCGCAGAAAGCTTGGTGATCGGCGTGATGGTCGTACGACAGTTGATGTGGAACGGCGGCACCGGCCCCTTCCCGATCTCGAACTCGCGTCCGTCCAGGCTTTTGCACTGCTGACTGGTCTTCCGGTCGAGGGTGGCCACGATGCGGTAGCCAGGCACGAACTCAGCGTTCGCGGCGAGCGTCTCCATGCGTGCCGTGGCGGACACATGGTGCACGGCGGTGTGCACCACCGACCTGGCGTTGCGGTTACTCACCGCCAGCATGCCATCGGTGAAGTTTTGCGCCGCAGTACCCCGTATGGCCTGGGTGATCTCTGCGTTGGTCTGACCCTGCACGACGCCAAGGCGGATAGCATTGGTAACCCGGGTCGACTCAGTGCGCGTCCAGCCGGTCAGAAAGGGCTTCAGCAGCGTTCCGCCGTCAATCCCGGCCACTTGGAGCGGCTGGGTGTTGATCGCCGCCCGAATGAGCGAGTCAGTGGGCATGATGGCGTCGATGAGGAGCGCCTTGGACAGGCTGCGGCTCTCGAAGGCGGTCAAGTAGAGCGCAATGTCTACCAGGTCTGCCTGCATACGATCTCCGAATGTCTGGTAAATGCCCAGCAGCTTGCCGCCCACCCGGCTCAAGAACTCCTCAAGCCTGGATCGGCTGTACGTCGTCAGCTCCTTGCGGGTCAGCTGGTCCCGCACCTGGCTATCCACCTGGCGCAGGACCGTCTCAAACTTCTTGACCTCACCCGCCTTGAGCCGCTCCAGCAGCACTGCGTGCCGACTGACCTGCTCCAGCAGCATCTCGTCCGCCGTTTGAGTCGGTTTCGTCGCCATCGTCTTTGTCCAGGTTGATGCCGGCCGACTCACGCTCGTCGCTGATCAGCCCGGCCTCTTCGTCGTAGGCCCGCTCGGGCAGCTTGCCGGTGGTGAGGTACTGCCAGTAGGTCTCGGCGCTGATCGTGCCGGCCATGACGCTCTTCTGTAGCTCGGCCAGCACCTGGGCGTTGACCTCTGGAATCACAAACTCTGGCTTGACCGTGAAGACCACGTCGTCCGGGTTGTAGCCGGTCCATTCAGCGGCGTACCGCAAGGCCTGCTCAATGGCCGCCGCTGCGGTGATGACGATGCTGTGCAGCGTGGCATGCTGGTCGTTCTGGCGTGTCTTGCGGGCCTCGCCTGACTCAGTGCCGGATACATCCATGACTTTGGCGCCGGCCTCAAGGGCTGCGCTTTTCTGGTCGGACATGGCGGTGCGTACGGCCTCGACGCCCGCGCCTTGGAACTCCAGATAGCCGCACTGACCCTTGGGGCCTAGATCCCAGGCCGCCGATGGGCCGGTTACGCTCAGCTCGACGCTCTCGTCCAGGCCCGACACCCACGGCTGCGGGTGGCTGGTCTGGTGCAGCGCGGTGAAGTAGTCGGCGCTGAGCTGGTAGGACTTCAGCGCGGCCCTGGCCATCGTCAGCAGCGGGATCTCGTCCACGTCCGGTGAGTTGTCGGTCGATCCGCAGTAGATGACCGGGATGTACTCGAGCCCACGCACGAGCTGGTTACCTGAGCCAACGGTACCAAGGGGACGCTCATCATCGATGAGTTCGCCTGCTTCGTTGCGCACAGCCGTGTAGCAGACTTGCCCCTGCATGAAGAACTCGCGGTAGACCGTCTGGCACTGATGGCTGTAGCGGTCCTCCGCCTTCTTGCGGAACTCGCGGAACACGGCCAGCACCAGGTCCTGGCGCCCGCCTTGGTCGGCGGTATCCCAGTTAATGCCATTCCGAGCAGCGTAGGTTGCAAAGTAAGGCTGGCCCTGGTCGTCCACGTTGACCACAAGCGGCACCCGCCCGTGGGAGATGGTCTGCCGAACGATGCGCAGGAAGAGTTGAGTCAGGCCGAACCCGTCAGCGGTGGCGTTCTCTTCCACGCCCTTCAGCCCGCTGGGCAGTTTCACCTCAGGAATGAGCCGGGAGACCAGGCCCATCATCGAGCGCAGCGAATCGCGCACCCAGTGCTCGTACTGGGCCCGTGCCGTGTAGTTCTGGTAGAGGTAGGCATTGCCCTGGCCATCCAGCTTTTCAGCTTCGACCATGCCGCTTGGCTTGGGCAGGTTGCGTGGACTGCCCTTGATGGCGCACTCGCCTTCCAGAGCATCGTCCATCATCCGCCACTCTTCGATGTGAGCGTCGTACTCTGGGTTGGTGGATTGAACAGGCATTACGCCAAACCTCCGATGCGGCGGGTGCCGGCGGACTGAGTCTTGATCGGGAACCGCTTGGCGATGAAATAGCCCGCGGCGTCGTTCATATGGTCGTGACCTTTCTTCGGGTCTTTGTCCGGCTCGCCCTTGTCCGTGTAGGTCTGGCGCTCCAGGCACTGGGTGAGCTGCGGGCACTGGTCAATGTTGACCTTGAGGCGGCGCTCACCGTAGGTGTTCAGGAACATGGAGTTGACCGCGTTTATGCGGTCCTTCACGCCAGGGTTCTGCGAATCGACCACTACGGTGAAGCCGGCCTTTTTGAGCAAGGACAGGTCCGATTCGCTGGCATTCTTGCTGCTGGTGTTCTGTCCGCTGGCGTCTGGATACACGGAGATGCCATGCCCAGGGAATCGCGCCTTGATCTTGTCGATCATCTCCGGCGTATCGCGCACCGAATGGAATTCGTCCAGCGCCAGCGGCAGGCCGTCCCGGACCACGTACACGACCGCCGCCATCTTCATGACGTTGAAGTCCATGCCGATGTGTAGAGCCTCGCCTGGCTCGATGCGCGCGCTAGTGCGGCACTCATTCCGGTCAAAGGTGTAGTAGACGACACCCGCATAGTTCTCGAACCCGGCCTCGTATTCCTGGCGGAACGTGCGCGGGTCCATCTTGCGTCGGGCCGCGTCCAGCTCCTCGGCCGGGACATTGCCACCCTGGAGCGAGGTGTACTGCCAGCTCTTGTGGTCGGGCTCGCCACCTGGTTGGCCATCCCGGTAGGTGTCATAGCAGTGGTTGAAGCCCTTCGGCGTACCGATCCGCAGTGCGTGGCCACCCTTCCGAGCCTCCCCTGTCTGCGCGATCGTGTACTGGCACGTCGAAAGCATCGGCCGCAGCACTTCCTCCCACGCCGCCCACGGGCAGTCGGCCCACTCGTCCACCAACACAAAGAACAGGCCGGAGCCGCGCAGGTTGTCGTAATTGTCCAGACCGACCACTCGCATGATGTGGCCGGACTTGAGCGTGATCGAGCATTCGGTTTCGTTCGGACGGGTCGCACGCCAGGCTTCTGGGATGGCCTGCTTCAACCGGCGCCAAAACACCCGCTTGGCTTGCTTGAACGTCGGCGCACCGTACCAGATCTCGTCCTCGACGCTCACGCCCCACTCCGCAGCCAAACGTGCTGCGCGGCGCATCTCTGCCTTGCCGAGGAAGGTCTTGCCGAATCGACGCCCGCACACCGCATCACGGAAGCGAGCCTCAGGTTGGAAGCCCCAGCAGTAGATGTTCGCCTGCTTGGGCGTCAGCTTTACCGGCGGGTCATAGGTGCGGGGTAGTCGGGACATTCTCATCTGGCTCCAGCGTGTACTCAGCAACGGCGTGCTGCTGGTCCGCCTGGGAGCCCAGGGGCTTGTCGGGTTCGATCTTGCGGTTGACGTACATGTCGCCGCATTCCTTGGCTGCCTGCTCGTACAGCTGAGCAGTCAGCGCCAGGTTGCGCATACTCTCGGCTTTCTCAGCCATTCGACCGAGGCCGCGAAGGCGGAACGCTCGGTTGGCGATCGGGATCTCAGCTGTCTCCTCGCGGAAACGCTTGCGGGTGTCGTTGAACAGATCGATCCACTTCTGAGCAAGGCCACGCCCTGCGTACTTGGTCGGGTCGTGCCCTTCGCACGTTTGGCGGCTCAGCTCGATGCCGAATTCCTTCTTGACGGCCTCCACCACCTGCGACGGTGTATCGAAGCAGGCCAGAGCCTGAACAATGAAGGCTTTGACCTCGCTTCGTAGTGCTGCCATGTGAATGTCGTCCGTCAGGACCTGTCAGGATTCAGGCCGACTTGAGCAGGCAGGTTCCGCAGGCCCTCGCAATGTTGATCTTGGCCACCTCGGGCGGCCGGCTTGCAGCGTCTATCAGCTGCTGTACGTCGTGGCTGGCACCGTAGCGCCTCACCACACCGACGAACTCTTCGACGTCGTGCCCGCGCATCTCCAGCTTGGGCAGACCGTCCTGGGTGAACTTGGGTGCACCGTACTGATCCGTCGCCTGGGCGATGTGATAGAGCTCGTGTTCGACCAGTGCACAGAACTCCGCGTCGGTGCACTGGGCGCAGTAGTCGGCTGCCAGGGTGATAAGGAACTGTGGCTCTTCTCCGAACCACTCGCGCATCTGCTGCTCTTGTCGGGCCTTCTGCCAACCACCTGCGCGGATCATCACCTGCTCGGCCTGGCCCAGCACCGTGCGGCCCTGTTTGGCGAATGAATGCGATGCCCATAGCACCTGCACGTTGGCATCCAGCAGATGGGCGTGGTCGGGGTTATGCAGGCTGCCGGTGTCGGCCAGTATCTCGGCGTTGATCCACCCCCACACCTCAGACGCTGGGCGCAGGGTTAGGAAGATTTGGTCGAGCAGATCAGCCGGAGGGGTTGGTCTGCTCATAACGACGCTACCCTTGAATTGATGGATCCTGGCCGGTATTGATGTCTGCAAACTCACGAGAGCCAGCGCGGAAATAGGACAATGCTTAAGAAGATGATTTGCTCACTGTTCAGAGCAACACCAGTAAAGCCCGTAGCAGCTGCATCGGAAAGCAACGCGAGTCCTGTCATGCCAGATCAGCGGAGTCTCGCAGACTATTTCAAAGAGGAAATTGAGAAGTGTCCCTTTATCCAGGAGTCTGGACGCATGATGGTACTGCTCGACTTTTTACACGTGGAAAAGCTGAAAGACGGGATACCCCTCACGACAGATGAGAAAAAATCTCTGGGAATAAACGCTCGTCTCAAAATCACAAGCAGCCACTGTCAGGCATTGACGTTGGAAGGTCTGCGTCTAGGCCCTAAAGAGGTAATGAACCCGTTGTACTACCGAGCAACATTTGACCATAACCGGCATCAGCAGATTGCCAAGATGAAAAGCCTTGGCATCCTGCATTACAGCCCGATGACGTGCGGCGATGAGCGCGACTGTGATTGGTGCACGTCGATGAATGGGAAGCTGCTCTCAGTTGACGTTGATTTTGTTCAATTGCTCAAACAGAACTGTACATGTGAGTACTGCCGTTGCGTACTCCAGGCAAAGATCGACTTTTAACCCACCATTTTGCGGGTCTCTGCATGGGCATGCCCGTGCAAGATAGCGACGAGCAGCCCCTGAGGCAGTCCTGCTTCCTTGGCTGCATCGATCGCCTTGATCAGCGCCGAGTCGAGCGCATTGGTAGCGGCCACCACGTCGGCAGGCATCGGTAGAACATGACGCAGGCGAGTGACATTCGTCATAGAGGTCTCCGCGCCACGAAACGGCGCATGTCCATTTCGTGGCGCGGATCAAGGTGTCACGCGGTTGAGCGCTTCCCCTGCCCGATCTACAGCTTGGTCTGCCTTGTCTGCTGCTTGGGTGGCTGTAGTTGCGGCTTTCGACGCCTTGGCCGCCGCGCTGCCCGTCTGCCTGGCCAATTCATCCAGGCGCTGATCTCGCTGCATGCTGGCTTCGTCATAGGCGGCGCGAATCTCGGCGACTTGCTCCAGGTAGCTATGGGCCAGGGCCCACTGGGCGAGCTGGTAGCCACCGAACCCGCCCCCGACTACGAGCAGAAGGGCGATTACCCAGACCTCAATGCGGCGCCACCAGCGGCGGGCAATGAATTCAAGTGCGCATCTGTCCATCACGACATACCTCCGAGCTTGGTGCGCAAGCGGGCGATCTCTTCGCTTTGCAGCGATACGCGCTCAGTGAGCTGGCCAACCTGGCTGGTCAGCGCCTCGATCTTCCCTTCCATGCGCCCAACGGTGGCGGCTAGGTCGTTGCGCTCTTTGGCGAACTGATCAGCGCGGGCCTCGGCAAGCTTGCGGGCCTCGCGCTCGGAGTCGAGCAGTTCGTTCAGGCGCCGGACGGTGCCGATATCCGCGTTGTCCATGGCTCGGTCGGCGGCATCCTTCGATAGGAATTTGCGCAGCCAAAGGAAGCCGCCCAGCAGGACAGTGCCCGTACCGCCCAGCCAGGTGGCTGTGCCTGGGCCGAAGTCGGTCGGGTCCATCAATTTCTCCTGGGAGGAACAGGCAACGACGAACGTCGAGGCCGGTAATTCTATTGTGTCGTTAAAGTGCGACTTAACGTCACACCACAAGATCGATTTGTCTGTCCTAGCAGGAGCGTCGCAGTGCCCAGGTCACGAAGCCACTATGAAACAACGCTGCGCCTCTATCAGGCGGAAGCAGAGATGGCCTACATACTTGATGTGTTTGGAGATCATCTAGCAAAGACCCACCTACTGCCGCCAGACCTGTACGGTATTTCGGCAGTAAATTACTACCTGATGCAGAAGCACAACTGGACCAAATCGCAGCTTGAGCAAATGAGCTCTGAAGAGAAGCGGTTTGCTCTGAGTGCCGAGATGACCGGCTACAGACTCCCGCCTGAAGCTCAATTCGATAGCTGAGGCGAGATGATGTCGCAGGGCAGGCACTGAACCCTGCTGAAAACCAAAAAAGCCCGCGCTAGGCGGGCAAGGGAGGGACTGTGAATTAGATCTGATGGCTATAGAACAGCGAGTACGACTCGATGCCGTCGTTCGGTTGTTTGATGCCAGCGTTGGAATAGTGGATCGCTCGGATACCGACCTTTTGCGTTTCGCCAATCTTCAGGCCTGCACCAATACGGTCTTCGAAGTTGAAAGCCGAGCCGAACTCCTGATCACCTGCAGAGGTGCCCGAGAACACTGCGAGCCCAATCCCCGCTTCGATGAAAGGCTTGATGTTACCGCTGCCAAATTCATAAACGAACACAGGGGCGAAGGACAGCGAGTGGGCTCCACCAGAAGCGTCTCCAGCTTCCCAATAGGTGTAGCCAGCATCCCAGTACCCGGTTAAGCGGCCGGTGCTGCTCTCAAACCAGCTCTTGTCCCAGTTGAAGCCCACAGCTGCGCGAGCGGTCAAGCCGCCCTGACTAGTTGCACCGATTGCGCCAGATAGATCAGCAGCCTGTGTACCGGTGGCCAATAGGGAGAACACCGCAGCAGCGATGATTTTTTTCATGATCACGGAATCCTGATGGTTTTTCTTAGCAAGCTATCAGAATCATAGTGCTATCAATTCGTTCCGTGCACTCTAAAAAATGAGGCATTTACCAAAGTTTGTGTTCTTCGGGACTCTTGAGGCCCTCTTCGGGCAATAAATAACCCGGCGCGAGGGCCGGGTCTTGTCTGTATTCGCCAAAGGCGAAATTGTGACGATGGCGAAATAGTGCCAAAACACTCCTCAAACTGTCAAGCGGCTATTTCCTGCGACCCGTCATTGCGCTCGCGGAGCCTTTCCACCACCCGAGCAACAGGCTTGAGCGCCTGCTTGTCGAGCCTGTCGACCTGAGCGCAGAGCGCATCCCAAACTTCCTGCCAGTCCCTGGCCCAGTTCTGAGGGTTCATCTTCTCGCCGGTACGATCCTCGACAAACATGCACACTGCTCCGGGCCCCATCGCCTCACCGCCGTGTACGAGGATCTTGTGCGATTGGAGCGCGGCCATGGCCATCCAGTAGGCTCGTTGCTTCTTGCGGTCTGTGAGCGCTTCCAGGCCGCTCCCAAGCCACACCAGCCCATGGGCGATGCTTAGGTCGTTGCCACTGGCGACGGGCGAGTACATGAAGTTGCCCAGATGGCGCAGCGACTTCGGCAGTGAGTCAATTGCCTGAAGCACCAAGCCGGCGGTCAGCATGTGCGCACAGCGGTCGTTGGTAAGTCGGCGACCTGGACGAGTCTCCTGCACCCCTTCCTTGCGGACCTCGTAGACCTTGCACACTTCCTGCCCGTCATGGTTCTCGAGCATGACCATGATCTTCACGTCACCCGATCCGCCTTTCTTGCCCAAAGCTGCCTGTTCGGCGGCAACCGCCAAGGCGGAAGCACGGTTCTCATGCAGTGCGTCGTGCCAAACTTGGCGAGCGCTGATTACTTTCATGGTCGTTCTCCCTTCTTGAGTCGGTTTGCAATGGTGCTGCCGTAGATCACGCACCAGGTCGAGGTGACTGCAATGGCCAGCAGCAATGCCCAGGCCGTGTCGCTGATAGTCCAGGTCATGCTGCTGCCCTCTTTAGGTCACGGAGCTTCTGTCGGTACAGGGCCTTGATGGCCTGCAGGTCTTCGATGGTGTAACGGCGCGGCGCCTGGTCGGCCTCGAGCGCTTCGACGGCAGCCAGGCTAATGCGCTGGATCAGGCCCAGGCGGTACTCGGCCACGTTGCCGGACAGGTAGCGGTTGTCGTGCTTCGACTGGGCATGGCAGTTGTTCTCGTCAAAGCGCAGGTGCGGGGCGGCGCCTGTACTGCGGTAGTGGCCGGCGTCGACCGCGTTGCCGTTCCAGTCCAGAGGCTTGCCGCTGGAGATGCACGCATACCCCGCCAGACGGTCCCGCTCGCGTATGTAAGCGTTGAACGCCTGCTGGGCCTCCCGCAGGTGCTCCCCCTTCGTCTTGAGCTTCTCGCGGCGCTCCTGGAGGTCCTGGCGCTTCTGCTTGGTGATGGCCTTGGCCGCTACCTTCTGCAGCTTCGGGTCTTTGGCCATGGCCAGGGCGCATGCCGGGCTGCATACGCGCTGGGTGGTCATGGTCGGATGGAAGGGTTTGCCGCAGCCTGGGGCGCGGCATTTCTTCGGCCTGGCTTGACCTACGCGCATGGCTCAGCCTCCTTGGCTTTCTGCTGCTCGGGCGCGAAGTCCCCGCGCAAGGGCATCAAATGCCGCTCGAGGAATGCAGCGGTGGTATTGGTCCGTAGTCCTAAGCCCTCGCCTGCGACGCGTGTAACGGTGATTTCCCCCAGAACGAGCCAGCACCGGAGTCTGTCGGGATTCTCGGTGTAGGTATCCGCATACGGCAGATGGTCGATCAGCTCGCCATCATCAAAGCGAATCAGCTCGACGACCTTCCCGATGTTCTCCGGGTGATGGGCCTTGACGATCAGCGCCAGGTCGCCCGGTTTGAATTGATGGCTCACGAGTACTGCCCTCCCCACAGATCCTTCTGGCTCCAGCGAACCTGGTGCTCAGCGCCAAACGCCTGAATCCACTCCAGCAGGCTCGCGCACTGCTTCACGCTGAGCTGGCTGGTGCGCTCGTACACGACGTCGAAGCCGTTGCCGTCGATCGCTGGTATCAGCTGGGGCTGTTCGCCGCTCTCACGCAGCCAGGCGGCCGTCAGGAGGCGCTTCCAGATCAGGACGTCCCACTTCTTTCCGGCGTGCTCGACCTGCTTGGCGATATCGCTCAGGCAGGCGTGGAGCTTCTTGTTCTGCTCGCCGCTGCGATCCTGGTCCTTGATCACGATCTTCTTGGGCTTGGTGAAGTCCTGGGCCTGGAGAACACCCATCAGTCGGTTGACGTCGGCCATGCTGTGCATCACGAAGTCAGTCATCGTCGCCTTCCTCAGCCGTTTCAAGGACCAGTTGTTCAAGGGATACGAATCCGACGGGAGTCAGTTCCCAGCACGGCGGCAATTCGCAGTAGCCGAACTCACCGTACTGTCCAGGGAAGTAAGCGCAGTCGAACACATACGATCCGGCGCCCTTATCGAACGCATCGCCGTCAGCCATTTGATTTTCGATCTCCTGCAGTCGCTCCACGGTGATGCGACCGCTGACTGCCGTGATGAAGGTTTCATCGCCTTCACCCATGTGCAGCACTTCAACAATCAGGTCTTTCCTGAAGAGGTCGATGTTCATCCCACCACCTCACACTCAGGCCAGATCAACTGCGCCTCACGCAGCGCACCCGCACGGTCCAGGCTCTGCTCCATCAGCACCATCTGGAAGGCCTTGGGGCCTACGATTACGGTCCATACACGCTTCATGGGGTCACCTCAGGCTCGTCTGGGTAAGGCATCCAATGCGTTGGCACAAGATCACCATCCAGTCGCTCAACACCGTCAGGGCCGTAGCACCATGCGTCTTCGCTGTACTGCTCTTCCTCGCTGTAATCGCCGCTTTCTCGATCTTTGTCTGTCATGAACGTGTCGGCGCAGGTGAGCTGTCCGCTGATCACGCCGCAATCCTCGCGATAGAACAGAACCTCGACATGCTTGGGGCATGACTCCATCGGCTGCCAGCCGGTAGCGGCACGGGATCGTTGCCACCACTTCCATGCAAATTGAGCGGCGTCCCCTGCGTATTTCTCGGGGTCGATACGGCTACGTGTTGGCTTACGACCTGGCGGCGGCTCGTCACCTCGCATCACATCGGCCCAGTACGCCTCGAACTCTTCGCGCATTTTGTTGGTGTCCATCAGTGCTGCTCCTGCATGAAGGCGGCCATGTGGCCCATCTGCTCGACGATTGCGTTTTCTTCGGCCATGACCGCGGCAGAGATTTTTTCTTTGCGTCCCAGGCAACGCCGGCAATCAACCCGAGACCACTCGCCGGTGAGGTTGCTTTCCTCTCCAAGCCAAGTGCCGCAAGCGGCCTGCTCTGTCGACTCATCGCTCTGGGGGTGGGGGTCGTAGTGCGTTCTCATGGCCGCGCCTCCATGCGATTGAGGCAGGCTTTGCAGGTAACCTTTTCAGGCTGGTCTGTGAACTGGGTGGCCCGAACCTTCCGGCCGCACTTCACGATGATGAAGCCCATGTAGGCCATGCGGTGCCACATGTGGGTACGCATCACTTGTACTCCTTGCCGGCCACAGGACCGCGCTTGATGTTCAACTTGGCCAGCAGGTGTGCGCGGTTCATGCTGCCTCCTTGCGAGCATTCAGCTTTTCGACGAGCTTGGTGAGCGCCCATTCGCAGCGGCTCATCTGGCCGTGCATGGCAGACTTCTCAGCGTTGGCCTCACGGCTTACGCCTGCCAGGTAACGCTCGCGAATGCTGCGATCCATGGCGGCAACTGCTGAGCTCTGCGCGATTTCGTAGATATGCAATGCGCCAGGGTGCGGCTGCTTCATACCGACACGCAGGTAGCCGTGGTACGCGTCCTTCCCAAGCCCATGCTCAATCAGGCCATGCAGCTCGTGAGTACTGAACTCCACGGTTCGCCCTGCATACAGGACAAGCAGCCGTGCACCGCCGACGCCTGGGAACATGAACTGCATATCGCCATAGGCGATCACGACTGGGCATCCGGTAGCGGCACTGGCGTCCATGGCCTTTTCGCGCTCGACTTCCGTGGGGTGAGGGCCTTTCACCTCAACGAACATGCCGGCCCGAGGAAGGTAGAAGTCCGGCAGGTATGCGCCATGACGGGTCTTGACCAGGCGAGGCTCATACAGCCAGTCGATGTTCAGGGCGTCCATCATGTCGGCCCAGCGAGTTTCCGAGTGCGAGCGCATGAGGTATTCGCCGCGTACGAAGATTGTTTGCCCCATCAGAAGCTACCTCCTGGCTTGAAATCGTTGAGCATCGAACGAGATGACCGCCGTGCCGGCTGTGCGGCAGCCTGCTGCTGTTCACGCGATCCGGCGTAGTTGGTGAAGCGGGCGAACTCACCCTGGTGCTGCAATAGGCAGTGCCCGGTCGACGCGTGGCGATGCTTCACTACGTCGATTTCGGTGACGCCGCTTTGTCCAAGATCGGAATCTGCATCCCGGTGCGCGATCAGGATGATGTCTGCGTCCTGCTCGATCTCGCCGGAGTCGCGCAGGTCCGACATCTGCGGCTTTTTGGTCGTGCGGGTCTCGATGCTCCGATTGAGCTGGGCCAGCACGATCACTGGCACGTTCAGTTCCTTGGCCATGCCCTTGATCCCGCGACTGATGGCGCCAAGCTCGAGGTTGCGATTCTGCTGGCGGCTACCTGCCTCCGGCGCAATCAGTCCGATGTAGTCGATGACGATCAGATCCAAGGGCTTGGCTTTGTGCTGGAACCGCGCGATGTTGCGGATACGGCTCAGCGGAAGGCCGCCCTTCTGGCAGATACGCAGGTCGGCATCACGCATACGCCCGACAGCGGCAGTGATCTTCTGGATCTCCTCGCCGTCACCCATGGCCTTGCCAGTGTCGATGTTGCCCAGCGTTACAGCCGAGGCAGACGCCAGGCTTCGCTTCGACAGCTCTTTGCCGGACATTTCGAGCGAAAACACCAGAGCGGACTTTCCGTTGCGGATCGTCAGATGCTCGGCAATTCCCAGGCCCAGGGTTGTTTTGCCTGTACCTGGCCGCCCGGCGATGATGATCACGTGAGAGCCGCGCAGACCCTGCAACAGTTCATCAAGATCAGCCAGGCCGGTGGAGTGCCCGTTGATACCCTGTCCGTTGAATCGGTCGTCCATTTCATCGATGACGGGGCCCAGGGCCTCGGCCAGGCTAATAACGTCCGGCTCGTCATCTTCGCTATTCAGCGTCATGACGGTTTGCTGGACATCCGCGATGATTCCGGCGATGGGGCGCGCATGGGTCGCCATATCGATGATCGACTGTCCAATCTCGCTGATCTGGCGCGCCTTGTAGCGCTCCGAAACGATCCTGGCGTACTCATGGACGTTGGCCACGGATGGAACGGAGCGCATGAGCTCAGAAGCTCGAACGATGGTGAGCTCACCGCTGCTGAGCGTTGGGCGGATGTCTGACAGGGCTACCGGGTCAACTGGTCGGCCTGCCGACCGAGCGCCCAGGATCATGCCGAACAGGTCGGCGGCATCAGGGTCGTAGAAGTGCTGGACGGATACCTTGGCGCCGATAGATTCGATCAGGTCAGGCTGGTGCATCAGGGCGCCGACGACGCCGTGTTCGGCTTCCTCGGAGACCAGTGGGCGAGTCTCGATCATTGCTGAGCCTCCAGAACCTTGAGCACCTTGTCCTGGCGGGTCAGGAACTCAATATCGGCGGTCCAGCCACGGTCGTTCTGGCCGACCCAGTGCTTGTTGGACAGGCAGTCGGTGAAATAGGCGGTCCAGAACTCACCCTTACGGAAGGGGTGAACACCATTGACCTCGAGGTTCCAGCAGCCGCGGATCAAGCGCCGGCGTTTCTCGGTGAGCTTCATGCACTGAGGGAGCGTGCCCCCGCAAACCTCGTTGTAAATCGCGACAATGCGACCGTACGGGATGCGATCGGCTTTCGTCTGATCGGGTTGGACAGGATCGGTGGTTGGCTTTGGATCTTCACCCTGCCCATCGCCATCGACGGTCGAAGCGACAGCGGCGGCAACCAATGCGTTAGCATTGGTATTTGTATTTCTTTCTTTTATGTGTGTAATTTTCGACACGGTGGCAAGCGTCTTTTCTACACAGTGTGTAGATTTCGACACAGTGGATTTCTGGTCAATTTTCCACTCGTAAACAGGCAGGAAAGTGATCGGATCACGGCTACCGCCATCACGGAACAGCACCCGCTGACGGATCAGGGAGTTGATCGTGCGAGAGACATTTGCACGCTCGGCAACGGCCTTGGCGTCGTCCTGGTACATCATCTTGGCGATGTACAGCGCAGCCACCTTCACGGATTCCTGGTTGTAACCTGCGGTAAGGCGGTGAATTGCCAGGGCCACACGGAGCTCACGCCCCGACAGGTCGGCCGCAATCAGCGCCTCGTACAGATCGTTTTCCATCCGGGTAAACCCCCCGGCTGATTTGAGAGAGATGACGTTACTCATGGGCTGCTCCAGGGCGCGGGGCAGCCAGGAACGCATGCAGGTGCTGCAGGCATTCGCGGACGAGCTGTCGTTTAGATTGGCGCGAGTACTGGGCTCGGACCTGGCGAGCAGCACTTACGGCCTGCTCGAAATGACTGCGCGCCACGAAATCGTGGCTCGCATTTTGTGGCGCGGGCCTTTTGAGGGCCTGTACACTTGGGGTCTGCATATGCATAATTCCCTTACAGAGTTTTGTATTGCAGAGAGCCGGGCCTTCACCCCCGGCTTTTTTGTGCCCGCAATTCGGGCTTATCAGGGCCTGTTCAGGCCTTGCGCTGGAACGGCGTGACCGTCCCCCTCGCGTTTCGAGGTTTCGTTCGGCTGGCCAGCTCTCGATCAATCAGTTCGGCCGCAAGCGCTTCAGGGGTGATTCCCCGCCTACGCGCTTCTCGCTCAAGCAAATCCATCGATCCCGGATCCAGACCGAATTGTTCGGTCGGCATAGGGCCTCCTCGCGGCCTTCAGGCTGCGGTTTGATCGCCGGTATTCTCCGAGGCCAGCGCAGCCAACTGCGCTTCCAGCAGTTCGCGACACAGCACGGCACGCTGAGTGCGGTGATACGCGGCCAGCGCCTGGATCAGGTTAAATGTGTCCTCGTCGACCCTGACCTTGATCTCGCGGTCATGCAGGTGCTTGGGATTGGCGTACATACGGGGCACTGCTCCTTGCAGGTGGTGAGTGGGTTAAGCGGCTGAAAGCGCGTGCGTCGGACTGCTGTCGATCTGGCTCCACGGAAAAGAAGGACACAGGTCGGCACGATTCACGGCGCCATTCGTAAGCGCCTCAATCTGTAATGCGCGCTTGGCTGGGACCGTGCGCTCTCCTGAACACCATTGGTTGACGGTGGGGGCCGCAACTTTCAGCCGGCGCGCCAATTCCGCCTGGCTGCCCAGCACGCGGGATGCTTCTTTGGCTGCTTCTGCTGATTTCATGAGTTCTCTCCTGGAGATTTACGGGTGAATATAAGGCATTACCTTATCTGGCACAAGCCATTGCCTAACCGCCCAGGCCATAGGCCTAATTAGGCAATGCTTACCGGACCAGAATTAGGCGCGGCCATCGACGCTGCGCGGATCGCCAAGGGCGTATCGAAGAAACAGCTCGCAGACGACTTCCAGGTGAAGCCTCCGTCGGTACAGGGCTGGGTGAAAAACGGCCGGATTGACAAGTCCAAGCTCATGGATGTGATCGCTTACTTTTCTGACGTGGTGGGCCCTGAGCACTGGGGCCTTCGCCCAGGCTTCTCCTACGAGAGCATCCCGGACGTCCCTTCGGAACCTGCCGTGGATCCGGCTCTAACCTCAGCCGCAGATATGGTTCGCGCCATGCTCGCCAAGCAGGGTAAAAACTTGTCGGATTCAGCACGCGCGCAGTTGATTGCAGCCGCCGAAGCGACTGATGAGGGAAATGTGATCACCGCAGATCTCTCTCGGCCCGGCCTCGTTGGTGATGAGGTCAGGATTGCTCACTACGACATCCGCGCAGCTATGGGCGGAGGCCAGATCCCCCACGATTACCCGGAGATGCTCAAGGACATTCGCGTCAGTCCGAGCCATCTGCGCGAGCTGGGGGTTGAGTTCGAGGAGCACTACCATCTGAAGGTCGTCACCGGCTGGGGCCAGTCGATGGAGCCCACCATCAAGCACCGCGACCCATTGATTGTGAATATCAACGTCCGCGAATTCGTGGGCGATGGGGTGTACCTTTTCGTCTGGGATGACCTGCTCTACATCAAGCGCTTGCAGGTAGCTGATGAGGAGCACTACGAGATGATTTCGGACAACGCCAGACACAAGGATCGGCTGATTCGCCGAGACATGACCTACATTCAGGCTCGCGTGCTGCTGGTGTGGAACGCACATCTGGTTTGAGTAGTCAGGGTGATGATACACCGCGAACCAGCTGGTCGAGAGCGGGATCAGCGTGCTGGGGAAGGTTTTCTGGTACTCAGTACTGCTCTAACTGGCAGATCATTCGCAAGCTAGAAGGGCTGAAGCCTCCGCCCATTGACATGAGCAGCTAATCAACATGGAAGAATAGAATGCCTGAGAGCATTACGGCTGTTGAGATAATCAGGCAGAGCCATCAGGGTTTCTCGATTAAACCCTTCCTTGTCCGCGGTGATGATGGAAGCACTTACTTTGTAAAAGGCCGCGAGAAAGCCGGTGGCCCGGCTTTGATTTCGGAGGTGCTAGGCGCAGAGATTGGATCGAGGATGGGGTTGCCGATTCCTCCGTGGGAGCTCATGCACATTCCTGAGGAGTTGATCGCATTCAGTGCCATGCCGAATGTTGATGACCTGCGCGGCGGGCTGGCCTTCGCTTCTAGAGCGGTTGAAAACGCTTCTGATTTCAGTCTGAGCAGTATCAATTCGACGCCCGTAGATCTCCGGCGGAAAATCCTACTATTCGACTGGTGGATTCGGAATGAGGATCGTTGCCTTGGGCAGCACGGCGGAAACGTCAACCTCATCCTCGACTCGAATGGCGACCTCAACGTGATTGATCACAATCTCGCGTTTGACAGAACCTTCAATCCCGAGGCATTTATGGAGGGACACGTATTCCGTGAGTGCAGATCCTTCTTCCAAGACCTTGTTGTTCGTCAGGAACACATGCAAATGCTTGGCGGGATAGTCGATAGCTGGGGTACGATCACCGCCCTTCTGCCAGAGGACTGGCTGTATCGGGATGATGACCATATCGATCAAACGGAGCCAACGATAGCTGAAAGGCTGGAGATGCTGGAAGTGTTCAGGGAAGAGCGGTTCTGGGGAGCGCTATGAAATACATCTGCAACTATTCTATTTTGCGGTTCTTGCCTTACCCAGAAACAGGCGAATTCGTGAATATTGGGGTCGTACTGATCGCCAATAACGGAGATTTTCGCTTCAAAATCGAGAAAAAGCGTCAGCGTGTGACGAATTTTTTCCCTAGCCTGGAAGCCAAGATTTTCTTGCGTGCTAGACGCGAGATCGAGGCCGAGCTCGCTAGGCTGAGCGGCTTCTTCACCTCTAATAGATCTGACCTTTCTGCGATCCTGGGGACCTTCAAGCACCTCATCCACCATCGCGAGACGATGATGAGGTTCAGCGACCCGGGAACAATGGCAATCGAAAACGCTAACGACGCGATCAACGTGCTGTTTGATCATTACGTCAATCACAGCTTCGCTAACAAGGAATACCAGGAGACTGTGCTTGAGCGCCAGCTCGGAAAGCTCTTGTCTTCGAGCAACCTGAAGCAGAAATACAGCGACCTGAAGCTTGGCAGCACCGACTACGCAGTCAAATTTCCGTTCGTCATGGTTAATGGTAGTGAGCCTGTCCAAGCACTGAAGCCCCTTCACCTTGGGCATGATGAGCCGGCAAAGATCTTTGAGCATGGGGATGCATGGATAGCCAAAATCCGGCGCCTCAGTGCGACTGAGGACCTTGCCCGAGACACTTTGTTCATCGCCGGACCACCTGAGGAAGGTAGGCCCAAGCTGCTCAAAGCTTTTAAGGAAATTTGCGATGAGCTGAAGAGCTTCCCGGGCGTAAGAGTTACTAGCACCGCCGAAACTCAGACACGTATTCTCGAAGAGATCCGAAAGGGGATTCCAGACACGATGCATTGATTGTAAGCCCGCCTCGGCGGGCTTTTCTCTGCCTGCGTGATGGCGGTTGGCCATAATGGTAGGATGGCGACTTAATTCACGGACAGAGTTTTTTAGGATGAAGGCAGTAATCGCAGGCGTGCTCGCCGTTTTGATCGCAGGTGGTGGTTGGTTTGGCTGGAACAAATATCAGAGTGGCCTGGAAACGACTGCGGCCGTCCAGTCCATCCAGCAATCTGCTACGCAGACAGAGCGCCAGTTGAACGCTCGGAAAGAGGACGGGATCACCTTTGCCGAATACTTCAAGCGCTCCACTTCAGTTATGGAGACGCTTGATCAGTCGATATCAGGTCTAGAGGCTCGCCAGTGGAATTACGCACCATCTGATCGCGACGTGGCGATTGCTTTCATTGAGCAGTGCAAGTCCGTCGTGCGTGCGGCTGAAGCTGACACCCGCCTCATGATGGATGAAAGCAACGCTAGGGAGTCAACTGATGCGGCAAAAAAGGAGCTTGATGAGGCCGACTCGTCTGTAGCTCTGGACTGGGCACTGAAACGATACAAGCGCGCCAGCAACGAATTGCTTGAGGTGCTTCACAAGCAGCTCGAGGCAATTGAGAGCAGCACCGATAAAGTAAAAAAAATGGTGGCCGCTGATGATGCCGTAAAATCTGCTTTTGGCCCTGACAAGGGGCTCACACAAACGACCGTGAGCGCAATGAAGAAGTCTTTGGAGCCAGAACCGAAAGAAACACCTGCAGAGGGCTAACCGCATCTGGCCCGATAAAGCCCGCCAAGCGCGGGCTTTTTTACAGCTGTCAGAAAGGCGCCTCTCCCTCCAGCTCCTCCTCCTCCCAGTCTTTGTCCGCCACAAGGTCGTCCCGATCTTCAGCGCTCTGCGGCTCCCACCGGACGGTCACGCTCTCGTCGTCGTTGAACGTCAGGTCCAGTTCTGGCGTTTCGGCCAGCAAACCCATCACCTCCTCCCACTCCATTTCTCCATCTGTGTCCAGGCGATGGATTGTCACCCAGCGCTGCGATTGAGCGATCGGGTGATTGATCATTGACGACACCCGCAGTCCCAGGCGCTCAAGGGCGGTCATCTCTTGGCGTTCTTGTGGGGTCGATTTCTTCTGCTTGGCCATTACTTCCTCCTTTGACTGTACATCCATCCAGTATTAGGCAGAGCTTACCCGACCTTTCGGGCGATGCAAGCCCTGGTTAGGAGATTAGGCACAGATGAAAAATATTAGGCATTACCTATTTACAGCGATTAGGCATTGGCTTATTGTTCACCTATCGAGACGGTTCAGCACCTCGACAGGCCCTCAAGCCGACCGCTCTTTAACAACCAGCGCAACAACCAACAGACCGCATTGCCTCTACCGGCGACCGGCGATCAGACAGCCCCGAAAGGCTGCCCACGACAGGGAGAACCCTGTACGGCTGATCGAGAGCGAAAGGCCCGAACCGTTACGCCCAGTAGGCACGAACGACCCGGTATGCAATGCGCCCCGCCACCCCGGCGGTAATGGGAGAAACACCAGATTCGATAGGTGGCCACTGCCTGCCCAGTGAGCGAGCAATAGGAGATTCCGCCATGAAGTAACCAGACGATTCGCCCGTGAGGCGCAGCAAGCCTGAAGGCTGCGCCCAATACCTGACAGGCAGCGGCAAGCAGGGCCGACGATGTGACCGCGCATCAGTCTTCGGGCAGGCCCAACCGAAATGACGACGTGTATCGCAGGCGAGTCCGAGGGCATCAGCTGGCCAGACTCGACGCATGGAGGGAAGCGCCTCCCGCCTGCACCCCTTCCCTTCACATACGACCGCATTAGGCAGGCGCCAGGCCACCTTTCACGGTGGGTTTGGTCACCCGCGCCTGGCTCCTGGCCAATGCGGTTGCACTGCGAGCGCACAATCATGAGCGAACTCGGATACTGCGAGGGCGATACCTGCGGCCGTGACGGCTGCGGTGGCGTCATCGAATCCCACAAGGTAGTGAACTGCAGCTGCCACATATCCCCTCCTTGCGGCGCCTGCACCGCGCCACGCGGCTACTGCGAGGCTTGTGGCTGGGAAGAGTCGGAAGATCCAGCTCCTGAGCCAGAGCCAATGAGCCAAAAGGAAAAGGATTTCTGGAAAGCCCAGGCCGAAGAGTGGGAGCGAGCCAGGAATGCGCCGCTGGATAACACAAAGGTCAGCTGGCGCGACGTTCCGCATACCAACGCCTCCATGATCAAGGAAGGCGTTTACCCAGAACATATGAGCCGTGAAGAGGTTGAGCGCGAGGTTCGCGGAACCTTTGGCGGCCGCTTCGAGCGATTCGGAAACGGACGCTTCAAGTACATCGCATACACCGACTGAACCAACCACCTGGAGGCGACTATGGGCGCACTTCGAGCAGCACAATGGCGGTATGACCATGCTGAGCCGGAAGACGACTCGGCGTATCAGGAGGCGGCGCAGAACTGGGTCGAGAGCAAGGCCGAGGAGCTGGTCGGTGGCTGCGATGTTCTGATCCCGCAGCGCTTCGGCGGCCCGGTTGGCGTCCGCCAAGACCAGTTCGTGGCCAAGGTGGCCGAGCACCTTCGGGCTCTGCAAGAGGCTGAGAAGGACGACCTCAACGCCTTGGCCCTCCTCCTCCTCCAGGCACAGGCCGGTGGCCCAGTGAAAAGCATGGTCGAGGATGTTGTAGGCCAGAGCGAACACTGCCGCGGCAAGCTGTACGAGATCGCTGAGTCGATGCTCGACCAGTATGCCGAGCAGGGTCTGCGGTACGAGGCAGACGAGGCTCGGCTATGAGCCCTCATGGCATCGCGGTCAGCGCGATCAACGCGGCCATCGAGACGATGCTTCTGCCGGGCTCTGGCCCGGTGGAGGACGCAAAAGCCGAAACCCTGGTGGTCGCCTACTTCTCCCTCCTCGCCATCGATGACGTGGAGTTCAAACATTACTGCGAGCGCATCCGGCGTATTGCCGTAAGGCGCAAGGAGGCTGCGTGACTACTCCCGTTTTTCCATCGCTCATTGATGAGCAGATCGCCGAACTGCCCGAGTCAATGGCCCTTCCGGATGGCCGGGTGCTGATGCTGTTCAAAGGCCCGACTCTGTTCGACGCCAAGAAAGCCGCAGCCGAGGCTTTCATCGAGAATCCCGAGGCTGTCACCAAAAGCTGCTGGATGTGCGGCGAGTGGACCCTGGGTTATGAGGTGCGCCTGTGAGAGACATTGATCGAGCAGCGGAGGTTGGCTGGGATGCCCAGAGTGCCGAGCGCCGGGCAAAGAACCGGCAGAGCAGCGCCGAGGTGCTTACCCAGCACGGTGTTCAGTTCGAGCCAAAGAACCTGGACGCCCACCTGATCGTTTCGCATGCGGGCAAGGTAGTCGACTTTTGGCCTGGCACCGGCAAGTACATCCCGCGCGGCGGAGGAAGACCAGGGCGCGGCGTCTTCAATTTATTGAAGCTGCTGGGCGTCAAGCAATGACCAACTACCAGCGTGCCCGCCGCCTGGTCATCTGGCGCGGCTCCTTCTCTGCCCTATTCGCCTGCACTGCTTTCATGCTGGCCAGCGCATTGGCTGGCTCTATCACCCAATAACCAACTTGTCAGCGCCCACCGCATGGATGGCGCGGGAGAAACGTATGTCTGAAAAACAGCTCGCCGTGAAGATCGAAGAGATCAGCGAAGCTAACGCCCCTGCCCTCTACGTTGCCGGTGGCCTCCAACAATTCATCGACCTGGTGAAGGGCGAGGTAGAGGGCGAAGTACCCGACCTCAAAACCCGCAAGGGGCGTGAGCGCATCGCTAGCCTGGCCGCAAAGGTCAGCAAATCAAAGACCGCGGTGGAGAAGCCGGGTCGCGATTACCTGCGCCGTCTCAAGGAAATGCCAAAGGTGGTCGAGGCCGAGCTTCGCGACTTCGTGACCAAGATGGACGCGCTGCGGGACGAGACGCGTCGACCACTCACTGAGTGGGAAGCCGCCGAGGATGCGCGCATTGACCGCCACAACGACCGCTTGAACTGGTTAAAGACGCTGGCCGATGACCTGGGTGACCTGAGTTCGCTGCACATCAAAGGCCTGATCGCTGAGGCCGAAGGCATGCAGCTCGGCGCCCACTGGGAAGAATTCGAGGCCGAGGCCGCAAGCGCCAAGGACAAGGTTCTGACCACCTTGCGGGCAGCGCTGCAGAAGCGCGAGCAGGTCGAAGCTGAGCAAGCCGAACTGGAACGCCTGCGCCGCGAGGCAGACGAGCGCGCCGAGGCCGACCGTATTCGCCTGGCGCAGGACCAGGCTGTGGAGGCCGAGCGCCAGCGCATGGCTCAGGAGCAGCAGGCCGAGCGCGATGCTGCAGCACGCCGCGAGCAGGAGCTGATCGACCAGGCCGCCGCCCAGCAGCGCGCCATTGAGCAGGCCGAGGCCAACCGCATCGCTGCCGAGCAGCGCGCCGAGCAGGAGCGGCAGGACGCCGAGCGCCGGGCCGAAGAAGCGGCTGAGCGTGCCCGCCAAGACGAGCGCCGCCGCGCCGATGCAGCCGCTGCCGAGATCCTGCGGCAACAGGAAGCCCGGGAGCGCGACAAGAACCACCGTGCCAGCATCAACCGCGCCGCCTTGGAGGCATTCGTCGCCGGCGGCATGACTGAGGAATGCGCCAAGCAGGCCATCACCCTGATCGCCCAGCGCAAGATCCCCAACATCGCCATTTCCTACTGAGGTCGCCATGAGCCAAGCAGTAGCCATCATCTCGCAGGACATTTACGCGCAGCGGAATCAGTTCGCTAACGTACTGACTGACCGCTCGCTTAACTTCGAGCGCGAGGCCGAATTCGCCATACAGGTGATCACCTCGAGTGAGTACGCCACCAAGGTCGCCATGCAGAACCGGCAGTCGGTGGCCAACGCGATCACCAACATCGCTGCCATCGGCATCAGCCTGAACCCGGCCAAGAAGCAGGCCTATCTGGTCCCGCGCGACGGCCGCATCTGCCTGGACATCAGCTATATCGGCTTAATGGACTTGGCCATGTCGACCGGCGCCATCCGCTGGGCCCAGGCCGAACTGGTCTACGCCGCCGATGCGTTCAGCTTGAACGGCTTCGACAAACCGCCCACCCATTCCTACAACCCATTCGCCAAGGATCGCGGCGAGGTGATCGGCGTATACGTGGTGGTCAAGACCGCCGACGGCGACTACCTGACCGAGACAATGAGCATGGAGGATGTGAACGCGATTCGAGATCGCTCCAGCGCCTGGAAGGCATGGGTCAGCAAGAACAAATCCTGCCCCTGGGTCACCGATCCGGGCGAGATGGCCAAGAAGACCGTGGTGAAGCGCGGGTACAAGTACTGGCCCAAGACCGAGCGCCTTGAGCAGGCTATCCACCACCTGAACACGGATGGCGGCGAAGGCCTGGCAAGCGTGTCGGGGTCCACGCCTACCGATCCTGAGATGGTGAACAACTGGATCGCCCTGGCACAAAAGGCCGGCAGTCTGGATGCACTGACTGACGTGTACCAGCAGGGTACCGCCGCCATGAAGCAGGCCAAGGATGCAACCGGACACGCACGGTTCAAGGCCGAGGTGACCAAGCGAGCCGACGCACTCAAGGCCCAGGCAGCGCCAATCGAAGGTGAATCTGAGGAGGTGTTAGATGGAGCAGCGTAGCGCTGAATGGTTCGCGGCACGCCTTGGGTGTGTCACCGCGAGCCGCGTGAAGGATGTGATGGCTACCGGACGCGGCAGTGCGCCGTCGGCCACCCGCAAGAACTACATGATGGAGCTTCTGTGCGAGCGGCTCACCGGCCAGGCTGGTGGCGCTGACCTGTCGCGTAATGCTGCAGTACAGCGCGGCGTCGAGCTCGAGCCGTTCGCGTGCATGGCCTATGAGGCTGACAAGGGTCTGATGGTGGTTGAGACCGGCCTGGTCATGCACCCGCGCATCGCACACTTCGGCGCATCCCCTGACGGCTTGGTCGGCAGCGATGGCGTGCTGGAGATCAAGTGCCCCAACACGGCAACCCACATTGTAACGATGCAGTCCGGCCGCCACGACCCGCAGTACGAATGGCAGATGCTGGCCCAGATGGCTTGCACCGGCAGGGCCTGGGCCGACTTTGTCAGTTACGACGACCGCCTGCCTGAGCCTCTACAGTACGTTTGCCACCGATTCGAGCGCGACTTCAAGCGCATCAGGGACATGGAGGCCGAGGTCTCGGCATTTCTCGAAGAGCTCGCCGACCTAGAAAAGGAGATGCGCGAGCGGATGAAGGAGGCAGCATGAACCCATCAATCGACTTGGAGGCCGCAAAAGCGGCCTTCTTTGCATCTGGAGGTCAGCTTGTGGTGCTGGAGGGCTTCACCTACCAGCCGCTGCCGCAACGCAAGCACCCGGAGCCATGCCGCAAGAAACGTAAGGGGCCGCCGCCCATCCAGAACGGCACGCGCCAGGAAGTGGCCATGGCCCGCGCAGATATGGTGGCGAAGATGGCCGAATCCATGACCTGTAGAGAGGCCAGCCTGGAACTGAAAGTGTCCCAGTCATCGCTGTGGGACATGGCCAAGCGATACGGCTTCAAGTTCGTCCAAGGCAACCGGGGTAAGCACACCGAAACCCCTGAAGCGGAGGATCGCGACGCGAAGCTGGCCGAGCGCATCCAGGCCCTTCGTGATGCAGGGCTGTCGAGGTACGCCGCTGCCCTGAAGCTCGAGATCGGCCATGCAAAATTGAAACGACTGACCGAGAAGTTCGACATCGACTTCCCGCGGAAAATAGTCAGGAGTTACCCATGAAGCCTCGTACGAGAAAGCATGTATTCCCCCTTCCCTACTACCAGGGTCGCACCGCCCGAGCCGCTGGCCGGTGCCGTGCCTCCCAGCCATACCCCGAAATGACAGTCGATAGCGCTTGGTGGCTTGGCGGCTGGCACGACTGCGATATAGAGCTTACCGATGAACCGAAGAATCACCCGATCACTCCAGCTGCACAGGCGGCGTGAGCAGTTCAACCTACCGCCCAGCGGACTGAAGGAGTTGCCGTATGGCGATGACGCCGCAAGAGCGCGACGAGAAGCGCAAAAAGAAAGAGGCCAAGGCCGGTGTTGAAGAACTGCGCATGAAGACGCGAGCCGGCACCCGCCAAGCCCTGGCCGAGATCATGCAGTGGGCACAGGTCGAGGAAAACGGCGAGGCCATGACCCTGCTGATCCACCGCATCCATGAATTAGGGCCTGAAGCGGCCCGGCACTTTCTGAGTGCTCCGCGCCACGAAATCGTAGTTTCCGATTTTGTGGCGCGCCGTCTAGACCAATTCAGGCTGATCCGGGAACAACGCGCCCCAAGCTCAGATATCACCGAAGACCCTGACGATACCGGCATCTACGTGATCGAGCACACCACATCGGCCTAACGGATTAACGCAGCGAGCTCCGGTCAGTGAATACATTGGCTCTGAGAGAGGGTACATATACCTCAGTGGCTTTAACCAGCCCGGCACTCACCAATTCAACTACGACAGTGTCTTTTGTGAAGCCGCACCCGGGGACGAGCTGGTAATTCTTCCGTACGATTTGCTCTACCTGAAGCTCATATTTTGCTTCGCTATCGCAAATAAGTGCACCTTTTTCCAGTACGTGGCTGCCGGCTAATACGGTACTGCAGATCGCCAGAAAACACAGACCAACCCCAACAGACAATTTTTTCATCTTGCGAATCCTTTCAATACGATTTTTGAAGATGAAACACTAAATAAACCCAAATTGCCACCATGCCGCATCCGGCCACGGAGGGCGGCGCATGCTCGGGAGATAACCCATGCATCCAGAATGGAGGCCATCGCGGATCAATTCAGCGATGCATCGAAGGTCGGCGCCGTCGTCATGGCGGTTATCGCTGGCATGACTGCCTGCCAATGAAGGCGTAAAGAGGAGAAAGCCATGAGCCAGTTCTACCTTCAGGACAGCCGCAGCAACACGGGTGACGGCCTCATGTTCTGGGCCCTTGGGGGCGGCTACACCACCAACCTCGACAAGGCCGAGCTGTTCACGCAGGAGCAGGCCTGTGGCCACCGGGAAACAGACATTCCCTGGCCAAAAGATTACGTTGATGCCCGCGCACATCTCGGCGTCGACCACCAGTACATCTGCCTGGACGAAGCCCGCAACCAGCTGACCCCAGGTTGCACCGTTGTCCTGCAGATCCCAGGTCACTGGAACGGGAACGACATTGCCCTGGCCAGATGGCCAATAGGCCACACCTTCCGGTTCGAGAAGGCACATCACCTCACCCTTGATGCGGCCGAGGCAATCGGCAACACCCCAGAGGAAGCAGTGATCTGGCCATTGGCTTACCTAGAAGCCAAGGCACGGCGCCTGGTACACAAGCGGGATGTGAATATCAAAGAGGCCCTGCAAGGTACCGGCATTGAACTGGTGGTTCCTCGAAAGCAACGCAAGCCTTGGGAGCGACCGCTCAATTGCCACGGCTGCGGACGCTTCATCAGCTGGGACGGCCGATTCCTCAACGACTGCCAGAACTGCGGCGCGAACAACTGCCCCTGACACTCCGGCGCTGCCCGCCAGCTCTTAAACGAAAACGCCGTCCTATATCGGCGGCGTCGATGGCAGCAGAAAAATCAGGGCGTAAAGCCCTTGTCCTTGCTCCGATCTGGCTTAGGGATGTCCCAGAGCTTGTCACTGGATTCCTGCTGCGCCTTAGCTTTCTGCTCGTCTTCTGAGTCAAAGCATCCGCTCAGCGACAGCGCAGTGACGGCGACAAGGATTGCGCCGATGACGGTGCGTTTCATGAGGTTCCCTCCTGTGAAATGGTCCGGCGTTATATCAAACATCGACGCCCTCGGCAAAACATGGCGCTGCCCGCCAGCGCCTTCCCCTATTCAACGATAACGCCTGCGCGGCGAGGAGCCGTATGGCTGCGTATTACAACGAAATCGACCCATACGCTGCGCAGTGGCTCCGCAACCTGATTGCTGCCGGCCATATCGCGCCTGGCGACGTTGACGAACGCTCGATCGAGGATGTGCACCCCGATGACCTCAAGCCTTACACCCAATGCCACTTTTTCGCCGGCGTCGGCGTTTGGTCCTACGCCCTTCGCCGCGCCGGCTGGCCAGATGATGGACCTGTTTGGACCGGTTCCTGTCCGTGCCAACCTTTCAGCGCGGCAGGCGCGGGAGCTGGGTTTGATGACAAGCGGCACCTCTGGCCGCACTTCCACTGGCTCATCAGCGAGCGCCAGCCTTCAGTCGTCTTTGGAGAGCAAGTTGCAAGCAAGGACGCAGACCCTTGGCTCGACCTTGTACAAGCTGACGTGGAAGCCATGGATTATGCCTTCGGGGCTGTTGCGTTCCCGTCTGCGGGCATCGGTGCTCCGCACATCCGGGACCGCACGTACTGGGTGGCCAACGCCGATAACTTCAGACAACCGTTCAGGGCTCGACCAGCGGGCGATGCGCGACGACGGCAGGAACAGAGGGCCGAGACTGGGGGATGTGGCGCAACTGACGGGCTGGGTGACACCTACCACGCGGGATCACAAGGGGGATCGTCCGGTGCCCAGGGAAAAAGGTCAGCAGTTGCCCTACCAGGCCAGCCTCTCGGGATGGCCGACACCAATGGCAGGAACCCCGGCGCAGAACGGGAACAACGCGGCGGGAAACAACGACAGCAGCCGGAAGACGGTGGAAGCGTGCAGGACCAGGGAGCCGGCCCGGTTAACGGCCTGTGGGCAGATGCTGACTGGCTCTTCTGCCGGGATGGAAAGTGGCGGCCAGTTGAACCCGGCACATTCCCGCTGGCTCATGGGGCTACCAGCCGAGTGGGACGCCTGCGCGCCTACGGAAACGCCATCAATGCTGAAGCGGCGGCGCACTTCATAGCCGCCTATCTCCAAACCCTATGACGCCCCAGGCGAGGTATCCCGTGCCCAAAGAAAACCGATCCAGCAACACAGAGAACTTGCCGTGCCCGTTCTGCGCCGGACGGGTTGATCCCGGAGGATGGCTGCGCGGCGACGGCACGCGCGGCCCTGAGTGTGAAAGCTGCGGCGCAACGGCGCCAACTCTCAGCGTTTGGAATAGCGCCAATCCCACCACACAGCCCCACCCCGACCCTATAGCCTGGATGGTTGGTACTGCCTTCTGGTGGACCAAAGAAGAGGCAGAGAGGGATGCGGCGGAGACTGGGCTGCCGATTGTTGGGCTGGGGCCGATGACCGATACCGCCGAGGTTGAGCGGCTGCGAGGCGAAGTCAGACGATTACACGACGCTGGCGAGTTCCTGGACAACGTCAGCCAGGGCATAGAGGACAAGCTGCGCGCCCAGCTGGCCGAGGCGCAGGCGCTGCTGCGTACTTTTGCCGAAAACAGCGATGACGATGATGTCGTGGAGCTATCGAATCAGTACCTGTCGGCCAGCGCAGAGCCGAAATGCGGCAAGTGCCATGGTCGCGGCCTGCTGCGCATTGCCACTGTGTGCGGTCCTGCCGACAAGAACTGCCCAGATTGCGCCAGCGCAGAGCCGAGCGCCCCGGCTGTCTCGAATTTGCCGGAACTGACTGACGACCTTCGCGAGATCCTCGGTCGCCCCAACTTCACCTGCCACTTCATTGCCAAGGCGCTACGGGTCATGGGGCATAGCATTGCGCCCAAATCCGAAGATGAGCAGGCCGTGGTGATCCATTGGCTTCTTGGCCACTACTTGAAGAACGGTTCGGATTGGCGGCTGCGTGCTGAAGCCGAGCTGAAATCAGCCAGCGAGAAGCTGGCCCCGAGCGCAGCTCCACAGAAGTAATCCCACCCAGCTGTAACCCCTCTCCCCTCTATTCACTGCCGCGATATGGCGGCCAAGGATCTCCCGTGCTCATCACCGTGTATGTTGAATGGCCTACTGGCAGCGAAGACGTTGAGTTCGAAATGGACGATGACGCCACCAAAGAGCAGATCGAAGAAGCCGCCGATGAAGCGTTCTTCAACTCCTGCAACTACGGGTACTCCATAAACGGTGAGCCCCAATGACCCGCCTCGCCCTCTGCCTCCTGCTGCTGACCACCGGTGCCAGCGCAGAACAACTGAGCGACGACTTCGAGGTCGTTCGTGACCATCAGCGCGGTGTGACCTGCTACGCGTTCAAGCGCGGGTATGCCGGCGCCATCAGCTGCATTCCCGACAGCCAGTTGCAGGCCGGCAGCGAGCGCCAGCTCTCCCCGCACGAAACCCAACCCGAACCTACACCCGCTATGGCGCCTGGGCGCTGGATTGATGAGAGGTATGAGCTGTGAACCAGATGCCTGCCGCACTTGTGCCTGACGCTGGAGATGGGATGTTCGGTGCACACGCGAAATGGCGCACACCTTGGGAGGTTTATCCCTGCCCTGACCACCGCATAGGCGACTGCGGAATGTGCGGGGGCAGCGGATTCCGCAAGGTCTGCAATCTGACGGCCTGCCATGAGTATGGATGCCAAAGCACTGCGTGCCAGGCGAGCGCCGATGAGTACACGCTTCAACAAAAACTTCATTGCGAGGTATGAGCTGTGAGCAAGATCGATTGGAGCAAAGCGCCTGAGTGGGCAGACGGTCACGGCCTAGTCGCGCATCACGGCATCACCGAGGTGTGGATCAGCATGGACCAGTACGCCGTGGTCGGCGCCGAGGATCGAGCCTATGCCTATGGCGGCGGGACTGGCGATAACCGGCACAACTTCACGCGTGGCCAGGTCCAGTACATCACGCCCCGGCCGGCGCGCTGGGATGGCGAGGGCCTGCCGCCGGTTGGCACGGTGTGCGAGGTGCAAACCTGGGTAAATCGTGAGTGGCGAAAGACCACCGTTCTCGCCCATCACTTGGGCTTCGCAGTGCATAGTTGGAGCACAGACGGTGACGACATTGAAGTCGAGGTCGCCCCATCTGGTGACTTCCGACCCTTCCGCACGCCGGAGCAGATCGCAGCGGAAGAGCGTGAGGATCGACTGACCGTAATGTCGCGCGCTTACCAAGATGCTACCGGAAGAACTCCGGATGCATACGTGAGCGAAGCGTTCAGGGCGCTGGAAGAGGCCGGCTACCGCAAGCAGGTGGCGCCATGATCGAGCAATTCAGCGTGAACGAGCTCGAGGCCATTCTGAAGGGCGTCAAGCCCAGCGACCTGCGCGGCGGCGAGACCATTGCCCAGTACCTGCACCGCGAGATTCAGCGCCTGGCCAAGGAGCGCGACAGCCTACGCGAGGATCGCGACGGGCTGCTTGAGGCCGGCGCCCACCTGCTGTGACCCCTCCCCCTACTACTCAAGCCCGCCGACATGCGCGGGCGAGGATGACCCATGGCCATTTTCATCTGCTCATGCACGAAGCTCAGCAAATGCCAGTCGCTTGGCGATCAAGTGCGTGTGGTTGCCATGCGCCGCGGCAATGGCTGGCAAACGATCCGTGACGACCTTGCACGTATAGCTGAAGAGTGGTTTGGCCGTGAGCCGGCCAAGACCAGAAGCGAAATGCGCGCCGTATGCGACGAAGTCTTCCGCACTAATTGACCAACCCGCCGCCACCGGCGGCGTGGAGACCATCCATGAACCTGATCGACTGCTACGTCACGAAGATCCTCGGCGAGCCGTACCGCATGTTCGGCCACTGGTGGGTCGACGTCGAATACGACGGCGAAGGCCGCATCAGCGATACAAAGCTCATGTTCCGCACCGAGGAAGCCGCCCGGGCGGCGAAGGTCGGACACCACTTTCTGGCGTGACCCGTCTATATAAAGGAGACACCCAATGCGACACTCTGAAAACATTGATCGCTTGCTCCGCCTGGACGAGGTGCTGCACGTCACGGGCATGGGTCGGAACACCGTCTATCGAAGAATCCGTGAAGGGACGTTCCCGAAACAGGTTAAGATAGGACCCAATTCGGTCGCCTGGCGACAGTCGGACATCACTCAGTGGATGACCTCTCTAACCCCCAGCGACGACCAATCAGTACATTGAGCAGTACACTGGAAAGCCAGATCGAGCTCAAGCCCTTATCCCACCAGCTTTACAGGTTCACCAGTGGAAATCTTCAAAGAATTTACGTTCGAATCCGCCCACCGCCTTCCCCATGTGCCCGAAGGCCATAAATGCGGGCGTCTACATGGGCATTCGTTCAAGGTCGGCCTTCATCTGACGGGTCCACTCGATCCGCATACCGGCTGGATTCGCGACTTCGCCGAAATTAAGGCGGTGTTCAAACCTATCTACGAGCAGCTCGACCATAACTACCTGAACGACATCCCTGGCCTGGAAAACCCCACCAGCGAAGTCATCGCCAAATGGATCTGGGATCAGGTCAAACCGTTGCTGCCAGAACTGTCCAAGGTGCGTATCCACGAGACGTGCACCAGTGGTTGCGAATACAGCGGGGACTGA